CTCGACAGTGACCTCGGCGGTCGATGACGGGTGGCGCTCCCACGTCACGCTCTTGACGGCGGGGTGGCTCTCAATGAGCGGTGTGGCCATCTGCGGGGCGATGCCCTGCGGGAGGAGGAAAGAGACGGCGAAGCGATCCTGCGTGCCCCAGAGGTGCAGGGGTGCACGTTCCCGGGGGACTTCATGGATCGCGAGGGCCTTGGGCATGAAACCCCGGGTGACAGACACGCGGCCAAGCTGCGAGACGACCGGCTCGATGATCTCGGCTGCCATACGGCACACAGCCAGCCCCGGGGTGTCGCCATGGGCGTCGAGACGGTCGTGGGCCTCAAGATAGATCGGCGGGCACCACGGCGCTCCGTCATGGGCTGCGGCCTCACAGCGGGCGAAGTCGAGGAGGGTGAAGTACCTGCCGACGCGGATATGCTGAGCCCGGCCTTGGCGCTTGGTGTGGTAGATAGGCTGGCCAGCGGCTCTCCGCCATTTCTCCCGGGTGACCAGATGGGCGTCCGCCGGGTCATAGTCCGCGAAGAGGGCGTCGTATTCAGCCTTCTTGCTGGACAGGGTGCTGAAGAACGGCTTCGTGTTCCCAGAGCGGTTGCCCGGCAAAACGTTCTCGTAGACCGCGTGACGGTTGAAGGACCGGCGGTGGGACAGGCAGATGAACTCGGAGCCCGCGTAGGAGATGAACCGCTCGAAGGGGAGCCCGAGACGGGCGATCACATTGATGATCGAGATCGGGGAGTTGCCTTCATTGAGGTAGTCATGGAACGCGATGTCCACGGCTGCCCCGTGCTGTCTGGTCCAATAGTGCGGGGTCTGGCGCTGGCCCGGTTCCTTGATGCCGTTGGCGATGGACGCCGGACCCAGTTCGGCGACGAGAGGTTCGATCAGGTTCTGGAACAGTGCCTGACCCTCTTCGATGCGCTCGGGCTGGCCGTAGTTGGCGACCGTGATGCGGTGGCCCGGCTCGTTGTGGTGGTCTTGATTATGGACGACGTCGAACAGCGTGAAGTGCTGCGAAAGTCTGACGTCTTGAATACGCTGCATGTGGTTGATCCCGGTCTGAGTTGCCTATTATTGACAGTACCCTATCCCAGATCGTAAGTCAACCGAAAGGCTGAATTACTTCAGTGCGTTGTGGGCTCTCACGTCGGCGAAAAGCTCCTTGATCCCATCGTCAGACGCCCAGTAATTCTCCTTGGCGAACTCGTTGAAGCCGGACCCCTGATTGAACGCCATCTTCCGCTTCACTTCCCAGCCGCGTGCCTCTTCCGGGAGCTGCTGAGCCATGAGGTCGCGGAGGACGCGCTTGTCCTGTGCCGCTGGGGCGACAGACAGGGGGAGGGACAGAAGCAAGTCCCAGAGGAGCGGGGTATGGAACGGGGAGCGCCAGTCATGGCCTCCGCCGCCGATCCGGATGATCTTGCTGATCATGTCCGTGTTCGGGGACTGGATCGCGGAGAACTCGATGCGCTTGTCACGCCACGCCTCGGAGGTCTGCTCGTCTTCCGGGAGCCTGCGGAACTGGCCGACGCACGGACCCTTGTTGCCCAGAAGCCGGTCCGCCACGAAGCCCTGCCAAGAGCGGGTCACGCCTCGCTCATTCAGGTACTGGGCACAGGCCAGCAGGCTCGCTCCCATCCGGACATTCGGACCCTGCACCTGTTCGCAGATCATGATCGCCTTGCGCATGAACGCCTTCAGCTCCGTCTCGTCGGTCGGAGGTTCGACACGGTGGAAAGGGATACCGAAGTGCTCGCATGCCTTGCGGGCATAGTAGGGGTCGTAGGCGTCGTCCTTGGTGCCGAACCCGACCGCGTGGACGTTGAAGCCGCTCTCCTTCAGAGCCCAGAGCACGGACAGGCTGTCCACGCCGCCGGAGAGCATCACGCCGACACTGGACCCGCCCCAGTGCTGGACCTCTTGCAGAAGCGCTTCCTTGACCGCTGAGACCGCCTGTTCCGGGGTCAGGTCACGGATACTGGGGGTATGGTATGGGTTATCGCAAGACCCCCCCTTCATTTTCAGGCCCCGCCCCGGACCCCGGAACAGGGTGATTTCCGTCCCCGCGTCTACGGAGTAGGTCTTTCCGTCGAGCCCATCACACCGGGCCAGAAACTCGCATGTGGCGCGGTGCTCGTTGTAGACCACCTTCTTCACGCCAAAGCGGAAGTAAAGCGGGACCGGGCTCGGCATGCCCCGGCTGAAGCGGATGTAATGTTGGGTGGCCTCGACGGTGGTGTGCATGGCGTGCCCGGAACTCACCGGAGAGCCATGGATCACGGAACCGGTGACCGAGTGCTTGTCTGCGCCCGACCCGAGCACCCACGTCCCTTTGAACGGCTTAGAAGCAGTCTCGTGCATTATACCCTCCGTACCCTGCGTCGTCGTTGTAGGTTCGTCCGGTCGGCTCGGACTTGCGCCAGTTGTCCCGACGGTGCAAATCCTCGGAGCCGGGATAGGTCTCGACGTAGACGGTCTCGTCCTTGTCCACCTGCAAAAATCCCCAGCTCTTCTTCCGGGGGCCGTGGATGAACAGGGTCCAGATCGGTCGTGAACCCGGGTTCATTCGCACGACGTGGAACTTCTTGGACGGAACCCAGTTGAACCATCGGCGCTTCTTCCGGTCGAGGATCAAGCCGTCCCTGTCGATGGCGTACGTGCCGTCTTTGTACTGGATCGGGACTTCCTCAGTGTACCCCTCAGTCAGGATGAAGCTGAAGCCGTCGAAAGGGTGATCGTGCACCGACCGGTCCGGGTCGCCGCGAAGGAAGCGGTGCAGGTAGATGTTCCAGCCGAACAGCTCGAAGATCGAATACCGCTCCATGTACGGCTTGAAGGGGTGCGAACTGTCCACGCTGCGGGGGACAGGGTAGTCACCGATGATCCGCATAGGCAAACCATCGGTGACCGTGAGCAGCAGGCGCTCCATGAACGTCCGCTTGCGGGAACGGTGGTAGCGGTTGTTCGCGTCACAGTACGGGACCGTGTGCTCATACCGCCGAAATGCTTTTACGAGTGCTCCGATCATGGTGCTCTCCTGTGTGCTATTCTGCCGCCTTGGCTCCATCGACATCATCCCAGACGTCGTGCCATTCGCCCCGGGTCGCGCCCTTGGCGTAGTCCGTGGCTCGGTTCTCGAAGAAGTTCACGAACTCCAACCCATTGAGCTGTTCCACGATCCACGGGATCGGGTTCTCAAACACCGGGTACACCGGTTCCAGTTGGAGGAGGCCCGGGACGCTGAGCTGCTGCAACCGCATGTTCGCGATGTAGCGGATATAGTCCTTGACCTCTTGCGGGGTCAGCCCGTCGATCTCTCCGCCGGAGAAGGCGAGGTCGATGAACTTGTCCTCGATATGGATGATGTGCTCAAGGTGCTCATAGATGCGGGCCTTGAGGCGTTCGCAGTCCCGGGCGTCCAGCTTCTCTTCGACCCACGTCCGGAAGAGCTTGGATACGCCCTCACAGTGCAGGCTCTCGTCACGCACAGACCACGCGATGATCTGGCCCATGCCCTTCATCTTGTTGTGGCGCGGAAAGTTCAGCAGGATCGCGAAACTGGCGAAGAGCTGAAGGCCCTCGGTGAACCCGGCGAAGACTGCCATGGTCTCGGCCACGCTGAGCGGATCGTCGTGACGGAAGCCCTGCATGTAGTCGTATTTCTCGACCATCACCTCATAGTCGAGGAACTGGCGATAGGTGTCTTCAGGCATCTTCAGGCTGTCCAGCAGATGCGAGTACGCCGCCATGTGGATCGTCTCCATGTCGGAGAACGCGGTCAGCATCATCTTCACTTCGGTCGGCTGGAAGACGTTCAGGTAGTGCCGGTGGTAGCAGTCGCCCACCTCGACGTCGGCCTGAGTGAAGAAGCGGAAGATTTGCGTCAGCAGGCCACGCTCGGCGTCCGTGAGTTTGTCCTTCCAGTCGGAGATGTCCCCGGCCATCGGAACCTCGTCCGGCATCCAGTGGACTTGGTGCTGCTGTTTCCACATGTCGTAGGCCCAAGGATACCGAAAGGGCTTGTAAAATTTCTGCGGATGGTCAAGTGCCATGATGGCTCCCCTATTCACTGGCAAGAAAGACATTCATCGGCCATGGACACCGCGCTCGGTGCAAGGCCAGTGGAGGACCGGACGTCCTCGGTCGGCATCTCGCCTGCGACGCTGTCGGCCCGGCGAACGGACGTAGAGCGGACGTAGTAGAGCGCCTTGAGTTTGTGCTCCCATGCCCGCCAATGCAGGGCGTGAAGCTCGGCCTTGTGGACGTCCCCGGGCAGGGAGATGTTCACGGACTGGCCCTGACAGATGTACGGCTGGCGATCACCGGCATGCTCGACGACCCAGCGCTGGTCGATCTCGCGGAAGGTCCGGAACAGGAACTTCTCGTCGTCGGTCAGATAATCCAGATGCTGGACCGATCCCTCGTGGGCGACAATCGAGCGCCACTGCGCAGCCGTCCAGCGGCCATTGACCCCGCGCTCTTTGGCGTACTTCCGGAGCACCTTGTCCAGTTCCGGGTTCTTCACCATGAAGGAGCCGGACAGGGTCTTGTGGTTGTAGGCGTTGGCGGGGAGGGGTTCGATACCGGCGGAGGTGCCGCCGCAGATGATGCTGATGGACGCGGTCGGAGCGATGGCGAAGACGTGGCTGAAGCGCTTCATCATGCCTGCGTCTTCGGCGTCCGGGCACGGACCCAGCTCTTCGGCCAGATTGCGGTTCGCGTCGTCGGCTGCCGTACGTAACCACTTCCACATACGGAGGTTCAGCGACTTCGCCATGGGCGTCTCGAAAGCGATGTTGTTCTGCTGAAGGTAGGAGTGCCAGCCCATCATGCCCAGACCGATGGAGCGTTCCCGGGTGGCGGAGTAGACCGCGTTCTTGAACCCGGGTTCATCAGACGCTCTGGTGATGAAGTCGGTCATGACATTGTCGAGGAACCGCATCACGTCGGCGATGAACTCCTCGTTACCGAACCACTCCCGGGCCGTGGCCGCATTGAGGCTGGACAGGCAACAGACGGCGGTGCGCTCATGGTTGCGCTGGTCCGGGCCAGTGTGCAGCATGATCTCAGAGCAGAGGTTGGATTGCTTCACGTCCAGACCGTGGTGCTGATAAACGTCCGGGCGCTGAGCGTTCACGGTGTCCTTGAACAGGATGTAAGGCTCGCCAGTCTGGACCCGGGCTTCCAGCAGACGTTGCCAGACCTCGCGGGCGTTCGCTGTGCCGACTGCCTCGCCGGTCTTCGGGCTGATCAGGTCATAGTCTTCCCCGGCCTTCACGGCTTCCATGAAGCTGTCCGATACGACGACGCCGTTGTGCACATTCAGGCACTGGCGGTTCACGTCGCCTTCCGGCTTCCGGATGTTGATGAACTCGACGATTTCCGGGTGGTCGATGTCGAGGTAGACGGCGGCTGAGCCGCGACGCAGAGAGCCCTGCGAGATGGCGAGGGTCATGCTGTCCATGACCTTCATGAACGGAACCACGCCGGAGGACTTGCCGTTCATCCCGACCGGCTCACCGATTGAGCGGACGCCGCCCCAGTGGGTGCCAATGCCGCCGCCCCGGGAGGCCAGCCAGATATTCTCGTTCCACGTGTCCGCGATGTCTTGGAGACTGTCTCCGACTTGGTTCAGGAAGCACGAGATCGGCATCCCCCGCGCCGTACCGCCATTCGAGAGGATGGGCGTCGCGGGCATGAACCACAGGTTGGAGATGTAATCGTAGAGCCGTTGGGCGTGGTCTTCGTCCTGTGCGAAGTAGCAGGCCACACGACCGAAAAGAGTTTGCGGGGTCTCGCCCGGCAGGAGATACCGATCCTCAAGAGTGGCGCGACCGAAGTCGGTCAGATTATCGTCGCGCTGGTGATCGATCTCGATAGATGCTTCGCGCCCAAGGGAGGCGCAATGATACTGGAAGTTCGCCATAGTCCGGTCCATATGTAGGTGTTATCGCCAAGGGCACGGACTATATATCGTGGTCCCCCCTCGGTCTACCCTATAATGACGTCCGGGGTGCCATATTTCAGGCACCCCTTTCGCCACGGGTAGGTCAGGCCGCAGCCTGTTCCGCTTCCGCTTCGGACTGGTCGTCCTCGGCATCGGCGTTCTGTTCCACAGCCGCGATTTCCTCTTCGGTCATCTGGCGGAGGGACACCTTGTAACGGGCCTCGATAGAAGCGAGCACGTCTTCCAGCGGAAGCTCGACCTCGGACGTGGTCGCCCACTCGGTCATGATGTGCTCGAAGGCCACGTTGTTGTCGTCGGACCCCGTGAGCTGCTTCGCCGTGTTCAGCGCCGTCTCAGCGTTCGCCCCGGCCATGCCGGTCAGGGTGAAGGTGAACTTGCGCTTCTCGACCGTGTCGCCGGACGAACCGTCCAGAGACTGCTTGGTCTTGCCGATCTCGGCGATCAGGGCATCACGGGTGTTCTTCTCGGCGAAGTCGAGCATGGCGTCCACGTCATTGACGTTGCCGGTCATGATCTCACGCGCCTTCGTCCAGCCGATCTTGGACAGACGCTTCTCGTCCGTGCCAGCGGCGGTGAAGAACTCGTACATCTGCTTCAGGTACATCGCCTTCCGGTAACGGACGCCGAGTTCCTGCTCGCAGTACGCTTCGAAGCCGGACTTGCCCTCGTACTGGTCACCCAGCGTCACGTAGACACGCTGATTGTAGATGTGAGCCAGAACGCCGCCCAGAGTGAAGTCCGTCTCGTTGGACTTGTTCACCAGTTCCTGAGCGGAAGCCAGAAGGTCGCCCTTGGTGACAAGGTCACGGACTGCTTCGGTGTCGGTGTTGCGCACACCCGGGGTGGCCGGGGGCGGGGCCGCTTCGGCGGTCTCAGCCGCTTCAGCTTCGGCTTCCGGTTCGACATCAGCGTCGTCCGTTTCAGCCGGGGTCTCGTCTTCCACAGGGGCAGCGGCTTCAGCCTCTTCGGCCTCGTCGGCTTCCTCGGCGGAGGGCGGGTTGGTGATCAGTTCGCGAAGAGCCTTCACGGTGATCTTGCTGTCGAACTTCAGGCCCAGAGACTTGGCGTGTTCCACCAGCTCGGCCTTCTTCATCTTCGAGATATCGACTTCGGCTTCCGCCTCGGTCTCGGTCTCGGTCTCGGTTTCGGTCTCCTCGGCGACCGGCGGGGTCCACGGTTCGATCTCAGTGTCGAACACCGTGTCCAGCATCGGCTGACCGTCACCGTCTAGGCGACGCTGGCCTTTGTCGTCGGTCACGAAGACCTCAAGGACGAAGCCGTCGCCGTCCGGGCTGGACGTGTGGACCTCGTACTCAGAACCTGCGGTGAGGAGCGCTTCCACGCTGTCGTCGCCGTAGGCTTTGAAGGTGACCTTGTCACCCTGCTGCGGAATTTGGGTATCGCTCATGCTGCTTCCTTTCATGCTGCTGCTGTGACGTTTCCCGTAAGCATCACTAATCTAGGCTATCCCAGATCGTAAGTCAACCACCTTTTGCACCCGGGTTCAACGGGGACGGGTTCGCTTCCGTGCCTCGGGGGCCGGACGTTGGGCGAACTGCTTGATGGGTGTCTTACCCTCGAATACTTCCATATGTGCCTTGGGGAGGTCAATACCGAAGCCGAGCTTCTGGGCGGCGATCAGGGCGAGGGCCGTGGCGTCTGCTTGGTTATCGTCCTGCACCTCAACACCCCAGCGCTTCAGCAACGCCAACATCACCCCGGTCTTAGGGCCTGAGCCCTTGCCGGTGGCGAACTTCTTCAACTGCCCGGGTCCGACCACATACACCGCCGGGACGGAAGATATGTATAACTGGGTTCGCAAGACCCCCCCTAACTCTCCGAGCTGGTGAGCTTGGTTCGCCCGGCTGAACGCATAGTCCTCGAACGCGACCGCGCCCCATTTCGACTGGAACTCCGCGTTAAACCACTCCCCGAACATCAGGAGACGTTCCGGGCCTTTGGCGGTCGGGGACAGGACGTAGGTCGTCATCTTGTTGCGGTGAATTTCACACACCCCGAACGCGTTCAGGGACGGGTCAAGCCCGAGCACCGGCACTTCACATTTGAAGGGCAGCTCCTGCTCGACGATCTTCTTCACAATCATATCAGTCATGCTCTTGCTCCAAAGCACCGCGCGACCAGCGGGCATTTCTTGGCCCGGCTACTGTCCATGTCGCCACACGCCGACAGGCGGGGCGGGAGAGCCGAACGGGTTGCGTTGTAGACCTGCTGTGCCCGGTTCAGGATTTCCTCGGCGTACTGGCCGTAGGCCGGGTCGGTCGCGTCCACGTGGAACTCCTTGTAGGGGGAGCCGATGCAATAGTCCTTGCAGACGTAGATGATGATCGCCTCGTCATGGACCCGGAAGCCAGCCAGCTCCAACAGGCGGCGGTACGTCAGCACCTGCATGATGTGCTCGGACTTCGGCCCCATGAGATTGTCGAAGCCGTCATTCTTACCCTGTGCGGCCCGCTTCTTCATCGACTTGACTTCAATCGGGACGATGTAGCCGTGGTGGTCGTACAGGAGGTCCGGAGCCCCGGTCACCTTGTACTGCGGGTTGGCCAGATTGATCTCGTGATAGTTGTCGAGGCCGGACCCGCACCGCTGACAGGAACGATCCGCCGGGTGGTATCCGACGAACTGCTCGCTCTCGCAATTGCAGCGCCAGTCCCCGTAGATGTGCTCGAAGTTGCAGGCAGCGATGAACTGTTTTCGGAGGTGGGCTTCAGCCGCCCGGCCCATGGCCCAGACGATGCGGTCAGGGCCGTACACCTCGTTGTGCGTCTGCACCGCGCCATACGCCCGGTGGAGCGCCAGCTCCCGGGTGCAAGCGTGGATCAGCGTCGAGGCGTGCAGCCAGTGCTCTTCACCGTGGGTCTTCCGGGCCTGCTCCGGTGCGCGGTCCTGCCGGTCGAGGGCGTTCTTCAGGATGTCGATGTCCAGCTCAGGCATGAACTCCGTCGGCTCGTCCGGGATGCGTTCCCCGGCCCGGGCAGAATTGGTTCGGCCTTCGAGGCTATTCAGCAGATTGGTCAGCATCGCTGTTCAGCTCCATCAGGTGGTCCATGGCGTCCCGGGTCAAGATATATACCCGGTTCTCGCAAGACCCCCCCTCGTCCAGAAATTCGATCTCCATGAAGGCGATCTCGGTGGTGCCGAAGACGGACTTCTCCATCTTGTCCACCATCTCGCGGGTCACGCTGAAGCTCTTGTGCTTGGTGCATTTGCACTCCACACGGTGAACGCCTCGTTTCCGGACGTCCCCCCGCTTCATGGCCGCAGACCCTGAGCCGTCCACCACCCGGCCCCCGAAGCGTTTGGCGGCTTCTGCCTCCTGCTTGGGAGCCCGGCGGTGCGAGGGCGATTGGTAGCGCTTGTCCTTTTTCGACTTACGTAACATCCGGGGCGGCATCCTTCCACGCGTACTTCGGGCGGTTCATCGCCTCCCGATGGATGGAGATCAGCTCGTCTTCCAGTGTCACCATGCGGGCGTCATAGTCCTCATACAGCCAGTCCACGATGTCTTGGAACCGCTTGAAGACCAGACCGTCCTTGGGAATGTCCGGACCCCCGGCGTACGGCATGAGCCGCTTCGCAGAGCCGCCGTCCCCAGTGACCAGACCGTACTTGCGGGCGAAGTTGACCACCGTCTGGCCGCTGTCGATGAACCCTTCCGGAAGGCTCCCATCCGGATTGCGGTACATCAGATACTCGCCTTCCCGGATCGAATTGCCGGTCTTGTTCTTCGTGACCTTGAAGGAGTGGTCGTTGTAGTCCACCACCTTCACGTCCTGACCGGTCTCGCCAAGGGTTTCCTTGTTCTTCAGTTCCACCTTGACGGCGTACATGAAGTGCTGAGCGTGACCGCCGGGGAGGGTGCGGCTGTCGCCCATCAGGACCATCTTCTCCCGGAACTGGTTGATACAGATGAAGGTCGGGGATGTGACGCCCTGCTGCTTGAGCGTGGTCATCGTGTTGGTCCACTTGCGGAAGGCCAGAGACAGGAGCGCCCCTTGGGTGCCCATCGTCTTGTCTTCGGCGGACTGCTCGATCTCCTTGGTCGCCGTCATCATGGCGATGCTGTCCAGAACCACCAGCGAAATGTCGTTCGCACGGAGAGCCGCCTCGACGATATCGATGGCCTGTTCGCCAGACCCCGGGTACGCCATCATGAGAGCGTCCACATCCACGCCGAACTTCTCGGCCCAGACAGGGTCGAAGGTGCCTTCCACGTCCACGAACAGGACGCGCTTCTTCGGGTACTTCTTCTGGAAGCCCGCGATGGCTTTGATCGCCGCCGTGGTCTTACCGGCAGAAGGCCAGCCGTAGAAGCATGTGGCGAGCCCTTCCGGGATGCCGCCCAGCAGAGCGACGTCCAACGTGAAGATGCCGGTGCGGACATGCCGGAAGTCCGGCAGCTTGCTCGCGTTCACGATTGTCTGACTGCCGAAGGCTTTGTTGATGTCCTCGGCGAGCTTGTCGGATGCACGCTTGTTTGCACCCGGGTTCACTTCAGGTCTTTTACGCTTAGCCACCTTGGATACCCTTCTTCAGTTGCTCGGGCAGCATCTCGTCCACCCATCCCGAAGCGATCCCGTAGACACGGTTGACCTCAGACATTTCCGGGTAGCACGGTAGGCTGATCGTCACAGAGACGCCAAGGCTCTCGTAGTTCCCCATGTTCTTCTTGACATTGCCGTTCACCGTGACCCGGGCGGGCTCGGTGTGGAAGACCGGAACTTCGATCCGCTCGCGCTCTTCCTCGGAATGGATTTCCTGCCCCCGGTGGTAGGCCGCACGGGTGACCGTGATCGTGCCCTCTTCCACCGATACCCCGGGACGCTGTCGCTGACGTGCGCTCATACCTTGCTGAACTCCTCGAACAGTTCTTCCTGCGTTTCAGTGTGGTGCGCCTGATAATAGGCGAACTTGGTTTGGTGCTTGCCCATGACCCGGGCCAGAACTTCGACCTCTGCCACGGTGTAGTATTTGCCCTTCGGGTTCATCTCGCTTTTGTGCTTCTCAGCGTCGTCGGCGATGATCGTCCAGCGGGGCGGCGGGAACCGGCCTTCGGCGATCCAGCGATAAATGATCTTGTTCCCCCGTTGCAGTACCTTGGCCAGCGCCACGATGTTGTGAGGGACAGACGACGTCCGACGTCCGTCACAGACCATTGTGACAGTGGGCGTCTTCTGAAGACGGGCCTTCATGCCACGACGGCAATCCGTCATCTTGACATCGTTGTGCTTCCGGTAGGAGGCGCGACGCCATTGGCGATTTTTCTCCGCATCGACTTTGCGCTTACTGCGGGCGGGCGTTTTGCTAGTCAAAGATAGCTCCTTATCGCTTCACGGTTCAGGATGTTGACGCCCGTATCTTCATAGTCCGTGAGCCGTCCCTTAAACCACCGCTTGGAAAACTGGCAATGGATGTCCAGCGGAGTGATCCAAAGCGGTGTCGGCTTGTCCGGGAGCGGGCGGCGAATTCGCCCGATGAGTTGCGTCGCCTGTCCCCGGGGTGTGAGGTCTATGCCAGCGTCGAGGCGCTGGATGTCCACTCCCTCTGTCATCATGCCGTATGTGGCGAAGATGATCTGGGAGCTTGCTTTGATACGTTCGAACTCTTCCTTTTTGACCTTGACTTTCTTGATCTTGTACTTCGTCGAGCCATCCGCGTTCTGGCCGTCTTCGACCTTCACGTGGCGCTCTCCTGTGTATTGTCCGATTACATTATGGGGTATGCCTCTTTGTATGGCAAGTCTAATCATCTCCTGAACATGCGTAACGCTGTGGGAAACGGCCAGAACAACCCGACCTTGATCGTGCATCCGCTTGATGGCGGAGACGAGGATTTCATTGCGAGCCCGATCCAGAGACAGGCACTTCACCCGGGACTGGGCAGCCTTGCCCCAGAGCGGACGCTGCGTTGCGTACGGCAGGACATACAGATTGCACGGCATGGCCTCAGCGGTCGAACTGACCGTGATCGGGCCAAGGTGCCAGAAGAATACGCGGTCACCCCCGTCCTTACGCTTGGGAGTGGCGGACAGGCCGAACCTGATCCGGGCCGGGAAGCGAGGCACTGCCTGAGCGAAATGCCCTGATCCGATCTTGTGAACCTCGTCCACGATCAGGGTGCCGAATGCCCGGTAGAAGTCCGGTCCATAATCACGCTGCGCGACAGAGTGGAGCATGCCCACCGTCAGCGGCTTGTCGTGGTCGAAGCGGTCTTGCTGGGCGATGCCGATCTCGTCGTCGGTCAGGCCAAGGACGCCCTTAGCGGTGTCCACCCACTGGTCCATGATCCGTTCGAGGTGACAGAGCACCATGGTACGGCGTCCGAGCAGGGCGGCTGTCCTGAGCGCGACCACGGTCTTACCGGAGCCAGTCGGTGCCTGAGCGATGAAGTTCTGCGTCTGCTGTGCCGCGATTAGCATGTTCTCCATGAACAGCTTCTGAGCGGCGGGGTCTTGGACGCTGGGGTGATTGGGGTCCGGGAGGCGGCGGTAGATCATCTTCCCGTCGCCGTCGGTCAGCCGGTCGTGGTTCACCGGCATGTTCATCTGGTGTGCCAGTCCGAGGCCGTACGCCCGGGGGATGCCCAGATAGCCGCGATTGAGCCGTGACGTGTTGTACAGCCGAACCGGTTTCTGTTCTTCGTCGTAGAGCGGAATGTAGGTCAGGGCCGACTTGAGATGTTCGATGCTCTCGAACTGATCGACCCTGACCCACAACCAACCCGCGTTGATCGCGGTCATGGGGTCTCCTTAGACCGGGAAGTCGTCAGGAAGACCGGAGACCGAAGGGGGCGGTCCGGATGCAGCCGGAGCCGCAGCCGGGGGCTGTGCCGCCCCCTGTTGATCAAAAGGGATTTCGTCATCCAGTTCAGTAGAACGGGACGGCGGGGGTGCCGCCGGAGGCTGAGCGCCAGCCGGGGGCGGGGAGGCAGCTCCGCCAGCCGCACTTCCTGCCGGAGCGGCAGTCTGGGCCGGGGGAGCCGCAGGGGGCGCACCCGGAGGTGCACCTGCCGGAGCGCCCGGAGGCGTGCCAGCACCTTGCGTTGCAGCCGGGGGCGGACCCCATTCACCTGCTTCGTTCGCCGGGACATTGGTGTTGCCGACCGGACGATTGCCGCCGTACTTGGCGACCAGAGCGTCACCAGACGGTTGCGGGAAGAGGTTCATGTAGTCGAACGGCTGAAGCATTTCGTTCGCTTGCAGATACACCGTACCGTCTTCCTTCTGCTTCGCCGGGTGCGAATACCATTCCAGAAGCTGTTCGTCGGTGTACTGGGCGTAAAACTCCGGGCGACCGATGCGCGGGGAGTTCTTCTCGCTGGGCGAGCGGACCATCGTGAAGCACAGGCCACGGAGCGTACCGTGCTGCTCGAAGCGACGCTTGAACGGGTCAAGCATGTTCGCTTTGATCGGCAGGAGTTTCCGGGTGTACGGCACCTGATTGCCATTGCGGTCCGTGTATCCACGCAGGTCGAGGATCGACAGCATGAGCTGATAGTAGCGCTTGCCGTAAATCTTCTCTTGTGCGCAGAGCGGGCAGTAGTCGAAGTCCGCCGGGCAGGCTTCGAGCATATCCCATTTGCCGGTCTGCGGGTTCTTCCACTGGTGTTCATGGAAGAACATGCTCGGCTTGTCATCCAGAATGATGATGTGGCCTTCGGTGGCTTGACCGGCTTTCGGCTGTGCCAACCAGTAGCGCATGGGCATATAGCCCCGTTCACGCTCTTCCGCAGCACGGGCTTGTTCCTGTGCGGCGGTGTTGAAGCCGTCGGTTCCTTGCTGGAACCATCCACCTCCCTGATTGGCAGCGGGGGTAGCGGCGGGTGCGGCACCCGGACGTTGACGCGTCCGAGCCTGCGGCGGTTGATCACTCATTGAGTGTTCTCCTTGTTTGAGCCAATGGCTCGTTTCTCCTGACCTCTAGGGTCACCCTGTTTGTAAGGGCTCCGGTCCCAAAGTCAAGCGCCAAGTCTGCCCATATAGGGCGCGAGTGTGGCCTTGATATGCCGGACTTCCTCGATAGTGAGTTGGTCCGGATCATCCTTCCCGGCAGGCCAATCCGGGACGAATACCATTATATGATCAATGAGCTGTCCGATAGCCCCCTTGCTCCATTCCCGGGCAGGTTCCCCGGTGTAGGAATTCGGTTCCGGGATCACCGGGCCGAATAGAGCCTTGTCGCCAGCTTCGTCGAAGTCGAACATCAGGTACGCCCGGGCCGACGGGTGGGCCAGAACGCGTGCTCGCTGCATAGGGTGAAGCTCTGCCCCCAGCGTCGCAGCGATGTCGAAATACCTGTCCGCTCCGATCTCGTGGAGGTGGGCGTACCCGAACAGGCCTTCGACCAGAAGCGGCGGTTGCTCGTTTGTCCACAGATGTTCTCCGAGGAGCAGTTTACGCTTCGGTAGACCGGCGTAGTCCCTGATCTTCGGCTGGACGTTCGGGTCGATGGTCCGGCCCGTGAAACCGTACAGGCTCCCGGCTCCGTCACGGACGGGGAACAGGATGCGGTTCTCCGGGGTCGTACGCTCACCATGGGGCTCGTCGTCGTACAGGAGGCCCAGCTTGTCGGCAGTCTCAGGGGAGATGCCCCGGGAGGCCAGATACTGGACTGCTGCGTCGATCTCGGTTGCCGGAGGGAACAGGTCTTCATACGCCTCTTCCATTACCGGTTCCGGTGGGGTCATGTCCTCGGACTGGGTCCGGACGCCGTACGGGGGAAGCTCTTCGCCCCGGGCTTCCCGGGACTTGACCCATTCGATCAGGGGCTCGGTGTCGGCACCGGAATACATCTTGATCTTCGAGAGGAGACCGACGAGCGTTCCCTTATGGCCACAGGCTTGACACTTGTAGCCGGAAACGCCGTCGGTCTCCACCTTCACCCCAAACGACGGGCGGCGGTCCCTGCCCCGCTGGTGGGTCCAGCGAGCGAGCGGGCAGGAGCCATTGAGCCAACCGTCATGGGTGATCCGAAGATCGGGAACTCCGATGCGTTGGAGTACCTGTCTGATGCCGCCTTCATCCATTCTGTTGCCGAAGCCCCGTGGTGACCAGTTTGCGTCCAAGGCGGACGTTCATGGTGAAGTGGTGGATGTTGTGCTTCTCGGCGATCTGATACCAGAACAGGGACTGGAACGCCTTGAACATCTGGTTCGCACGGTGGAAGCCGGTGTCGCGGAGACGGTCCAGTTCTTCGTCGCCCGGGAAGATAGCCGTCCCGAACGGGGTGTTCTGGATTTTGCCCTTCTCACCGCTGGCGATCATGTCGGCCTGAATGCGCATCATCTCTGCGTCCATCATCCGGCCCTTCTCGACGACCTTGTCACGCATGGCCATCAGGCGGCGGAAGTCTTCCCACTCTTCGTCGGTGAGCTGAGCGACCACCTTCTCGTTGGAGCCGACTGCCGGGAGTTCCAGACTGTCGGTCTCCTTGGGGCTGACCACGCGGAGATTGTCGAGGGCGCTGTCAACTTTGAACCCGGGTTCATTGCCGTCGGTGGCGAAAACGCCACGGACGACAACATCATCATCGCTACCTGTCGTCATGAGCGCCCCCTACAGCTTCTTCTTCGTGACCTTGGTGGTGACCGCACCGCGCTTCAGCACACGCTGAAGACCGGCTTCGCCGAGAACGGCTTTCACGTTCGCTTGGGTCGCACCGACGATCTGCATGAACTGCTCGTCGTTGGTGATCTTGCGCAGCTCGACCATGTCGATGGACACGGACTGCACATTGTCAGTGCCGACCCGGTAGTTGGTGCCGTCCACGTCCACGACGAAATCGGCGATCTGATGCTCGACGATCTCAGCCGTCAGAGCCTTCTCAGCCGCCTTCTCTTCGCGGGCCTTGGCATTCTTGTCGTTGTTGGCGCGAACCCAATTCTTGGCCTGCTCGATGGCGTCAGGCGTCGGTGCGCCCGTCTCGGTGTTGACCGCCTCAGCCGCACCCTGCGTGGTGTTGCTCGTGGTCTGCTCGCCAAGGTCCAGTCCCCGGGTAGGCCGGGTGCGGGGGCGAGGCGTTGCTCGTACTGCGTCGGACATAGTGGTCTCCCTTCATTGAGTGCCCTAATGAATGATGCCCTATATATAGACTATCCCAGAATGTATGTCAACGGGCTTGTTGCAGCCACTCCGTGACAACCTCCTGCTCGTTGTCGTCCCACCATTCCGGCTTGGTCGGCTGGATATCCTCGCGCTCTTCCATGTCGGCGAGGTTCAGGCCGATCTCCGGGTCAGACGCGATAGGGATCGGGCATTGGGCGTTGAACCATTGCAGGAGCGGCGGGTTTTCCAGAACCCACTTCACCTGACCCGCTACGGTCTCAGCGTCTTCCTCGGCGCACTCGGTCACGATGTCATCGTGAATGAACATGGTCGGGCAGGCGAAGCCGAGACCCGGGCCACGCATCTCAAGCTGAGCCGTGTACCGGACGATACCCATGACACCCAGCTCGGAGCCGATGCGCTGGATCGGGGAGTTGATCGCCTGACGTTCCGCCGCCATGACGATGCCCCGGTCGTTGGAGTAGATCGACTGCATATGACGGGTGCCACCGATCATGGACTTCACCACGCCTTCCCGGTGCACCATGGCTCTCATCTGTTCGTGCCAGTCGAGGAGCTTGGGGTAGGTGCGGAAATACAGTTCACGGACCTGCTCGGCTTCTTCCAGCGTGTAATCCACGCCGTAGTCGATCTTCGCCACCTGCTGGAAGGTCGGGGCCATAGCGCCGTAGATGAACCCGAAGTTCACCGCCTTGGCGTTCTGACGGTTGGTCTTGAAGAAGTCTCCCAGCGTCGCTGTCCGACGCTTCCCGGGGGAGAGCTTTCGGAGGAAGTCGCCTGAGCCTCGGACTTGGTTCGCCACGTCCATCAGGACCGTGTCGTTGCCCTTGTAGGACTTGAACACCTCTTCCGGGATTTGGGCTACAGCAGCGGCGGTCGCTGCGTGAATGTCACCACCCTCGGCGTAAATCTTCAGCATGGCTGGCTCCATCGCCATCCACGCGGCCATCCGCAGCTCGGCCTGCGAGAGGTCACAGGACACGAACGCTTTCCCCGGGCGGGCCGAGAACATCCGGCGATACGGTTTCGCCCAGCGGGGATCACGCTTCGGGATGTTCTGCCCGTTCGGGTTCTGAGACGACGTCCGGCCTGTGTCGGTGACGTGCAGATTATAGAGCGGGTGGATCGTGCTGTCCGGGCGGATGTACTTCCAGAACCCGGTGCCCTCGCTCTCCTTGCCGACATACGTCGTCATCATCTTGTGTGCCTTCTTCAGGCCGATGAGACGCTGGATGTATTCGCCGTGCTCAGGGTGCGTGACGAAATACGGCATATGGGTCTTGGCACTGGCGCTGGGGACACGCTTCGCCGGGTCACGCATCCGCTTCGTGCTGTCGGTGAAGACGACCGGGGTCAGGTTGAAGCCGTCCTTCGAGAACAGGATGTCCCGGGTGAACGCATCACGGGTGAAGGAGAGGCCCGCGTCCATGTGCTTGAGCCGGACCTTGCGCGGGGCGTTGCGGATCAGCCAGCGGCGCTCGGTCTCGTAGAACTCTTCGATCTCACCTTGGAGCTGGCGAAGGGCGTCTTGGTTCACCATCACCCCATTGTTCTCAAGGGTCGCCGCGAAGGCTGCCAGAGCCGGGAGCTGGATACGCCGATAGATGTTGTACTGGCCCAAGTCCTTCCGCATCTGTGCGTCCAGCACCTGCATGAGCCGGAAGGTGGCGTCGGTATCCCCGCAGCCGTAGTCCAGCATGTCGTCCGGGTGGACGTCGATCATGTTGGACTTGTCGGTGTTCAGGTCGAACTCATCCGAGTACCCGGCCATGGACGGCACGAAAATCTTGATCAGGTCGGCCAGAGCCTTCGACATCAGGTTCTCGTCCACGCACCATGCCATCATCTGGGTGTCGTGATAGAAGTTCGCGACCGGGAAGCCGTCACGGGTCAGGACGTGCAGGTCGAATTTCAGGTTATGACCGACCTTCCGGATACGCGGATCAGCCATGAACTCCCGCACCTGTGTCCGGGCGGCGTGGAACTCATCTGTCGATCTGCCCGGGAAGACCCGCTGCCAGTATTCCCACATGAGCGGGACCGCAACGCCGTGACCCGGCCTGACCGTAATCTGCACGCAGATCGGCTTGGTCTGGGGGTCGATCACGTCGAGGCCGGTGGTCTCGGTATCGACTGCGGCGATGGGCGGGGCGTTCTCTCCCAGCAGGTCAGAGATGTCCTTCCGCCATTCATACCCGCTCGTGTCGTGTTCGAGGAGTGTGATGTCGTAGTCGCTCTTCCGCATCACGCCCAGCGTCGCGCAGTCGGCGAGGAATGTGGTGCGGTGTTCCGGGATGCGCAGAATGAACCCGGGTGCAAGCATCGGGAAGACATACCGCTTGGTGCCGTCCTCGTAGGTTTTTTCCTGCACCTGTCCACGGACCTTGGTGATCTTGACGGCCCGGCCCAACACCGCTCGGGCGGCGAGGTTGCCCAGAGGCACGATCATGCGGGGGTTGACCCGTTCAATCCATTCGTCGAGCCCGTCCAGATACTGGGAGGTGTGCTCCCACTTCTTGCCTTCGGAGCCGGTGTTGTCGAGCGGGATGGTCGGAGCCAGACACACCGTCACGATGCTGCCCTTTTCGTACCCGGCTTCGCCCAGTGCCCGGCCAATGGTGTTCAGTTCCAGATTGCTCATCACCTGCTGGCTGTCGTAGGCGTCGATATTCTGGTTGTCGGTGATGACCAGAACCTCGGCCTGTTCCCCGTTGTAGCCGCGAACCGGGCGAGCCCAGTGCTCCGGATGGGGGGCCTGATAGTTCTGCATGCGCTGCCAATGGCTCATAGTGCCAGTCCTTCTTCTTCCACGGCGTCGAACCCTTCAGCATGTTCCAGCTCGTTCACTTCGATCTCGTCGAAATTGAGCGGGTTGAAGAGGAAGTTGGTCGTGAATTCCACAGGGGAGCCGTCACGCACCTTGGCGGTGTTCATGCGGCGCTGTGTTCGCTTGGCTGCCCCATTGCCTTCACGGGGGGCGATGATCACAGAGGAGAGCTGACCGATGGCATCGGTTCCGCCGATGTTGTCGAGGTCGCCTTCCTCGTCTCGTTTCTGGCTCCGGTTGAACTGGACGGACTGAAGCACAGGCCGGTTCCGGTTCAAGGCCACGTCCTTCAGCTCGGTATTGACCGCCTCAAGGGTCTCCCACTTGGAGCCGTTCGACCGGACCTTCTTCTCCGGGTAGAGCAGGTAGGCCGCGTCCACCGCGACCAGATCAGGTTCCAGCTCCTGCACGACGCTGTCGATCTGTCCTGTGCTCTTGTGCAGGTTCCCGGCCAGTACGGTGAACGGAGCCCGGCCTTCGAGGTCGGCCAGCCGCTGGATCATCAAGTCCCGGCCCCAGTTGGACAGCTCGCCAGCTCGGAGGTCACGGAAGTTCGTCTGGGTCAGGTAGGCCAGCATACGCCGGACGATGCCCAGCACCGTCATCTCCATGGTCGCGAACAGGACGGAGTGCCCCTGAGACCATGCGTGGAGTGCGCTGTAGGCCATGAGCCATGACTTACCCATGCCGGGGCGGGCGACCAGCGTGATCAGGTCTCCTGCCTGCATGCCGTCAGTCGCGGTGTCCAAGGTCTCCCAGCCGAACGGGATGCCACGGAGGCCCGAGATCATGCGGGCTTCGTCGTGGTCTTCGATCACCAGTTGGATCGCGTCCGTGATGTTCAGGGTGTCGGCCCGGGTCGAGGACAGGCGGGCGTCGGCGATGATGCCGGACATGAGCCGGAGGGCGGCGTCAGGGTCTTGGTTGCGGACCGCCTCTTGGAGGTCTTGCCAGTCGCCCCGGATCGCTTGGTACTTCCGGCGGCGGACACACTCGTCGATGTAGAACTGCACCGGCTGCGTGACCGGTGCCAGTTGGATGCCCCGGGAAGCCAGATGCTCCACCGTGGGGAAGTCGCCGTACCGGCGGACGTGCTCACTCAGCACAGCCCACGCGGCCAGCTCTTCGGCGCTACCGAACAGGTCAGGTACGACCTCCCGGAATGCCGTGCGCGACCGTGTTCCGATCAGCGCGGAGATAAGGTTGATGCCCGGTGTCATGCTGCCCCTCAGCGAACGTGGTTATTGTCGAACAGTACGTCCAGTGCTGCATCGCCCCACCACTGCGGCTTTGCGCCCCGGGGGTCACGGTCCAGAAGCGCGAACTGCGCTTTGCCTTCCTCATGGAAGAGCTGGATCGTCCGGGTCATGATCGCACGCTCGCGGTCGGTGTACGGATTATGGTCGCTGTTGATCGGGTTGTACAGGTCTTCCCAGAAGATGGCCCGGGCGTCCCTCACCATCTCGAAGCGGCGTCCCTTGCCGGTGAAATACGTGATGGGGTCCATGACCACGACGTTCGTATTCAGGAGGAGCAGAGCCCGGGCGGTCAGCAGGAACACTTCCCGGTCCTTGCGATCACAGAATGTGACGCCAACTCCGTCCCGGATATCAGCCCGGCCCCGAGCCTTGAGCCAAGCCAGAACGGCCTCGGACTTCTCGGTGCCCGCCTGTGCCAGCCCCTTCGCCCAGTAAGACTTCGGGATGCCTGCGTCTTTCATCGACGCCTCGGCGGACTGTTGCTTCAGCTCCGCGTTGGTCGGCTCGCCCTTGTCGATCAAGCTGGTCATATCACTCTCCCCATTCCGGCAGATCGCCGCTGTCAAAGTTCAATTCCTCGTCCGTCTCCATGAGCGGACCCTTGCGCACTTCTACCCGTTGTCCCCGGGAGGGTATGGTAGGGGTTTTCGCAACACCCCCCTCCTTGACTTTCGCCGGGGCGGTCTTCGCTACCGAACGGCGTCCACGCTCCTCGGCTACGGCCTCCTGAGCGGCCTCGTGGGTCGATCCCTCCTTGACCAGACGGTCGAACATAGCGGCCTCCCAGTCGGTCATGGCGGCACGCTTGTCGCGCTGCTCAACCAGATAAGAGGACTGGATCGCCACGAACTTCGGGAGGAACTTCACGAGCACCTGCGGGGCCGGATGAGACGGGGCCTGCTTCCACGTGGCGAAGCCCTCCCGCATGCAGTAGCCCCAACGGCTCACGACGAACTCGATCAGGGTGTGCAGCTCTTCCGTCGTGCCGGTGAACTTGCGGGCGACGTTCGCCATGGAGCCTCGCTCGATTTTGCTCCACGCCATCGGCGCCGTGAACCCGGGTTCATCCGCGTAAGCGTTTGCCCAAGCAGCCGACCAAGTCGTCCAGAGGGATGCCACGGTTTTCTTCGAGCGTGCAGCCGAAGCCTTGGAGGCTTGGCGCTTCTTCGACCGGTCCATGGCTTCAGGGAGAAGGTCGTCAATCGACCCGGTGGCAGCGGGACCGGAGGGAGCGCTATTCGGTGGTCCTTTCCGGTGGTTCTTATTGGTTCTTTTATAAGTGGTAATTCCTACCACTCCGTCTGTGGTAGTTTCTACCATACCCGTGTGGTAGTTTTTACCACTCTGAGGCTTCCGTTTCTTGCTGGGTCGGAGGCTGGTCATGATGTCTTTCTCCAAAACGAGCGGCGTGTACACCGCCTTACGCTTCCGGCTGTCCCGGCTGGCTACGGACACAAAGCCCCCATCCACAAGTTCGGTCAGGGCATTGCGGAGCGTCCGGTCGGACATACCGATGGGCGGATATGCGAAGTCGCCCTCAAGGAAGTCGGCATAGGATAGCGCAACAGACGGGGTGCTCCAACCGATGGAGCGATCCACGATGTAGCCGAGGACTTTGAATGCTGCGGGGGAGATGTCGCGCTGAACCCGGAACAGTGACCGGTAGGCTTCAATCTGTTTAATAGGGTTGCCTAGTTCGTCAGACATGTATAGTCTGCTCCCATTCAAGTTTGGACTATTTGACCTCGCGTGAGTTTGCCGACTGCGCGGGGTCAATTTTTTGACCGTATACCTACAATCTAGGACGGTCAACAGGAAAGACGTGCACCCCGGTTCATTGGAATACACGCCTCCCTGTAGACAGCAGGACTAGAAGTGTCCCGCCAATCTTGCTCTGTCCAAGAACTCGACTTCGGCTTTCACTGCCTGATCATAGTCCTCGAAGAGCAGGACGCCGTCATCCCGGATAGTGCACCCGGCACCCGGGAGAGTTTCGCTGACATACGCGGCCCAGAGAACACTGGACACCAGACGGTCGGCGAAGAAGCCACGGAGGATGGAGATGAACCAGTTTTGGTTTTCCTCGTCCCAGACGATCTCGGAGACCCGCTCGATCTGAGCTTTGCCGAGCTTCCGAAGGTCGAAGCCCTGACCCGGCTTGCGCTGAAGGCCAGAGACTTCGCCCGTCGGGCTGATGGTGAGCACCTGCATATTCATCAGAACTGCACGTGTTCGTTCTGCTCTTCGTCGGTGTCAGCCGCGTAGAACTCGCCCTTGTAGACGGTGTCCACGCCAACCTGACCACCCGCGAGAGCCTGTTCGACGGCCCGGGTCGCATCCTTACAGGAGGCTCCGGTCATTCCGTCCACCTCGACGTTGGCATTGCCGAGGGGATCGATGGTGATGTTGATGGTTCCAGCCATGGAGACCTCCTACGCTACGGCGATCTTGAGCTGGACGTTACCTTCGGCGTCCACGGTGCAGCTCTCCACCGTATGGCCTGCCATGACCGCCGCCTCGATAGCAGCTTCCTTGGCGTACTCTTGCATGAACTGCCCGATGGCGTGCTGGGCACGGCCTTCCGGAGAACTCGGGACCGGGCAGGTCGCGCCGATCTGGCCAGAGACCGAACCCGCCCACGTGTCGAGAACCGGCTGGTAGGTGCCGTCCTCTTGCAGGCTCAGGCCCACGTCGTACTTGGAGCCCGGCAGTTGCAGGACCAGCTCAGCCCGGGACTTGCCCGTGTCACGCTTGAACTGGTCGCTGTAATACATACGGGGAACCGCGTTCTCGGCGAGACCGATGTTGATCCCCTTGGCTGCGAGGTTGTTCACCGCGCTGCGGATGGCGGAAACGCTCTTGAGCGGAACCCCCTTGATGGTCGTAGTGTGCGACATGTGTCACTCCCTATCTGCTGTCTACTCTGTGATAATGGCATATCCCAGAATGTATGTCAATCGTCTCCGAAGTCGAAGCCACGAGGTTTTACAGTGTCCTTGACCTGCTGGGTCTCGCCTTCTTCGGTCTGCACCTCCCTGACCACGTGCATGGGCCGGGCGGAGCTGTCGTTGTCCAGATGCTCGATCCGGATGAACCCTTCCCGGGCTCCGGCCTCATAGAAGCGCCGGAACTGGTCAGGGATAGGCACACCATACTCAGTGGCCTCTGCGGGCGTCAGGACATCGAACCGGCCCTCATAGACCGCGTGCTGGATGTTGGCCCGGGGATGCTGTGTCAGGGGCACAGTGATCCGCTTCAGACCAGCACCGTCCCGCATACGGATCACGATGTTGGCTGTACGCTTCTCCGCCCCGAAGATCGAACGCATGGCGAAGAGCTTGATCACCCGTCCGTCCGGGATGGCGTAGGACGTCTGTATCCAGTGCCCGCAATCCGCGTTGACGTTGGCGTGGTTGCCCGCGTTCAGTTTCTGGAACGCCCCCACCCTTCGGCAGAAGCCTTCCTTTGCCGCCACGAAGAGCGGCTTGTCTTTGTCGAGGGGTCGCCCCGTCATGAAGGTCATACACTTCGCCATGGCCCCGTCAAAAGTCTCGCTGCCAGCGAAGGTGGAAAGGATCAGTTCATCAGACATTGTTGTCTCCCATCAGGATTGGGGGAGCCGGGGAAGGGATCACCCAGCTCCCCCGCTCCACTAGCCGCCGAGATCGATTTCGCGATCTTGAGGCGACGGTCCACGCGACCGGGTCCGGGCCTTGGGCTTGATAGCCGAGGCAGGACGGGCATTGTTTTCTGCCCATTGGCGCATGAACGCGAAGTCCTCAGCGAACGCTTCGGCGAGCGGCTTCATGACGGCAAGCTGGTTGCCAATCAATTCACCCGTCAGTTCGATATCTCCCGTGTATGCTTCCACGAGTGCATCTTTGACGGCCTCTTCGATCTCCGCAGGGACGTACCCTTCGGACTTCTCGACGGCATCCTCCAAGCCGGGCACCTTGGAGGGGTCTTTCCCCCGCTTCGCCAGATGAATGTCGAGGATCGCCTTGCGCTCTTCCTCTTGGGGAAGGCTCACGGAGAAAATCTCGTTCATCCGACCGCGCCGGAGAAATTCAGACGGCAGGTTGTTCACCCGGTTGGCCGTGACGACCACGAACACGCCGTTATCGTTGCTCTCCTGCATCCACGTAAGGATAGCGCCGAGGACACGCTGAGAGACGCCACTGTCGCCTCCTGAGCCGGTCTGGAAGACCTTGTCCACCTCGTCCACCATCAGGACACAGGGAGCCATGTGAGTGACCATATCGAGAGCGGCCCGGACGTTCTTCTCACTGTCGCCCACGAGGGACGCGAAGACGCGGGACACGTCGAACTTGATCAGGGGAATGCGGAGCACCGAGGCGATGGCCTTGGCACTGGCAGACTTACCAGTACCCGGCGGACCGATCAAGGCGATGCCCTTGGGCGGCTCGATGCCGAATTGCTTGGCCTCGTCCGAGAAGCAGACGGATCGCTTGGTGATCCACGACTTCAGGGTTTCGAGCCCGCCGATCTCTTCAATCGGGATCGGGTCCATCACTTCCAGACAGGCCGACCGCTTCACGACTTCCGTCTTCGCTTCCATGACGGAGAGCTGGACAGCGGGCGGGAGGTCGTCGGTGCCGAACTTCTTCTTGTGTTCGATCAGCGACCGGCTGAAGGCGTTCGAGAACTCGGCCTCGGTCATACCAGCGGCGGCGGACAGAAGCTGCTCCCGCTGCTGGTCGCTCAGGCTCACCTGCTTGTTGGCAGGCAGGCTGTCGTTGGCAATCTTCAGGAGTTCCGTCAGGCGGTCGTTCAGTTCTGCGTACGACGGCGGCTCGAAGTCGAGGATCGTCACATCTTCCTGAAGCTCTTCCGGGAGCTGGAAAGACGGCGGGACGATCAGGATCAGGCGCTTGCGGTGGACGGTCAGCGTGTGAGCGTACTCCTTCACCCACTGGATCACCGGAAGGATGCGACCGTCGAGGCCGACCTTGTGCGGGTAGTGCATGCAGTAGATGCCGTCGCGAGACTGGCTTTCGCCGACCTTGCGCAGCGCCTGTGTGATGTCCACGAGATTGTCGGACTGAGGCTCGCGGTTGGAGTTCTCAGGTTCGATCTGCGTCCAGCCGTTGAGGATGGACCAGTAGTTGAACGTCATGTTCTCCCGGGCCATGGCGTAGAGCTTCATGGCTTCCTGAGCCCGATACGGCTCCCGGGTGCGACACAAGACGACGCCCACAAAGGCGCTGTCGAGGATGCGCAGCTTCTTGCGGAATTCATCCGCGTTCTTGACGGTGAGCTGTTCCGCCGAAAGTTTGGAGGTCATAGCAAATCCCTTCGTTACTGATGTTGCCCAGTAAGAAGAAACTAGCCTATCCCAGAATGTAAGTCAAGCGGTGTCCTGAAAAAAAGGAACGGCCCCGGGCGGCGAAACCCGAGGCCGGAACCCTTGGACCGGATAGGTGCTTGGCGAACACCTGAGCCGTTTATAGTTCATACCGGATCGGGGTGCAACCCCCGTGAACCCGGGTTCAAGAACTTTCTTCACACCGGGCCACGTAGACCGCGATGTTGTCGAGGATCATCCGCTCGCTTTCGGCGGAGAGGCTTTCCCATTCCGCTTCGGTGAGGCGGGGAGGGGTGTACAGTTCACAGTAGCTGTCGATGACAGGATCACTCGGGACGGGTGAAACGGTCGCGCAGGCTGTCACGCTCAGCGTCATCATCGAGAGCATCACGAGCTTCTTCAGCATCGGACTTGGCCTCCTCAAGGTTTTGCAGCTCTTCAACTGCGTTGCGTCCACGTTCGGCGTCCTGAGCAGTGTCGATCAGGTCACGCTGCTTGAAATAGTCGGCGATCTTGCCGAGCCCCTTGAAGAACTCGGTGACCGCCGACAGGATGCCGGAAAGGGTCATTCCGCAGGAACCCCCTTCTCCCACGATTTGCCCTCGGCGGTGTACGCCTTGTCGAACAGTTCGTCCGGATACGGCTGCTGGCCGTTCTCGTGGTGCACGATGACCTTCGCCAGCTCCTTGACGATCTTTCCGTCGAGGCCCAGCGGCTCGTTGACGCCGACACCCAGAGCCTTGGCGACGCGGGTGGCGTAGGCCACGGTGTTGTTCTCAAACGCCGGAGCCCAGCGCTTGATGATGCCGTACACGTCATTCAGGCCGTGCTTGTTCCGGTAGGTGGTCAGCGTCCGCATGATCGCACGGATGCCCCACTTCGGGTTGGAAAACACGGCGAAGCGGTCGTCCTGACCGGAGTGGGTCTTGGACAGGCCCTTCCAGTCGGCACCGGCTTCGATGTTGCCCGGGTTGCAATTGCGAATGCCCCGGGGGTAGCGCGTGTCCGGGGTCGGTTTCGGCGGGTACGCAGCGGTGAGCGGCGGCTTGGCGTCTTCGAGTTTCATGTCAGGTTCCTTGGGTTGATCCTCGACAGGCTGGACCTTGGTCAGGCCAACGTATGCCTCAGCGATCTTCTGAACCTTCGACATGAAGGTGGTCTCGCTTTCGAGGTTGTGGATGGTGTGGCGAGCGAATTGGGAACCGTCACGCCACAGGCGCTCCGACGGATGCTCTTCCTTGTACTCGCCGTTCCAGCGGAGGAGCTGGCGCTTCAGGAAGGGCAGGGAGGCGTGATCGACCGGCTCCACTTCGGGGCGGCGGATCAGCCAAAGTTGTGGGTCGAAGCCGTCGATGTGCTCAAAGTTCTGGACCATCTGGACTTCGTTCATGAACCGGATGTCGTCGATGACGATGTTTGCACCCGGGTTCATGACTTGGATCGTGGCGATCTTCTTGACCGTGGCGTTCACCCAGACCCGATCACCGATCAGTTGGCGGCCCCATTCGGTCCCCAGCGTCTGCATGGCGTGACGGGGCGTCTGGTCACAAAGAAGGCCGCTCGGTTCCTCCTTCAGGCTGCCGTCCACCTCTTCGTCCGTCAGGCCGAGGGTGCGAAGCATGTCCTTCAGGATGTCGGCCATCCGAAGGCGGACAAAGCCGTAGTCGTCAACGAGCACCTGAGCGGCTGTAGTCTTGCCGCTGGAAAGTGCTCCCATGATACCAATGATCTTCACAGGGGGCTCCTTACTCCAAATCTGCGACAAGCTATCACGCAAAGTTCGTCAGCGCAACATACTCCTCCGGGGCACGCTCATAGAACTTCCCGCCAGCGCAGGCGAAGTCCCGGACGTCGGTGTAATCGAAGATCGTCTGCCTGCTGTCGGTGTTCACGTGGGCCGTCAGGAAGCCGTTGGTCCAGCTCTCCGCGTCACAGTAGGAAGCGTTGCGGATATGACCGCCGCCAAGCTGGTGCCACTCGTACGCACCGAACATGAGGTTATGCTGCGGCGTGCAGATGTGCTTGTGGTGGTGTCCGTTGAACCCGGGCATGCCTCGCTTCTTCCCGTTGGGGAAGTGATCGACGCAGATGCTGTCCCAGAAGACGTGCCAGTTCCGGCTGATCTCCTTGGTGATGTCGCTCTCTTTGAAGGTGCCGAGGTCGGCCTTGGCGACGAAGTTCACTTCGAACCGGTCGAGGCCGAGGAGCTGAGGGATCGTCATGTCATGCAGTTCGGACAGGATGATCTTCATGAACGGGGTCGCTTCGGACAGGTGCCGGAGCAGACGGAATTCGTGGTTGCCTTCGATGAACCAGATTTCCGCGTTGGGGGCGACGTCGCGCAGATCGGCGAGGAAGGCATGGACCCACTGGATCGAACCCATGATGTCGCACTCGCGGGGGTCTTGGGTGTACTTGCCGAACTCGTACAGGTCGAAGATGTCACCGGCCAGACAGATGACGTCCGGCTGGACGCGGCGAACGTGGTCGATGAACACCCGGCGCATGAACGGGTCGCAGCGCTTGTCGTGGAGGTCAGAGCAGGCGACCAACGTCTTGATCAGGCTCGTGGACGGTTTCAGGAACTTTCCTTCATAGTCGCCCTTGAGCTGCGTCAGGTGGCGATAGTTCGACACGCTGGCGTGCTTGGCGATGTCCCGTTCCAGCTTCTTGACGTGGCGGCTCGTGACGATGCCAGCCTGAGCCCGGAACTCGTTGAAGGTGCCGTAATAACGGGTCCATACGCTCTCGGCGAAGCGACCGACGGCCCGATAGTAATTTCGGGAGATGTACCGTTCAGGGTTCTGTTCCTGCACCCGGCGGAGGTCAGCGATCACGTCGGCGGCGCTCGCCTCATACGTCTGCTTGCTTGGGTCTTCATGCAGGATGGAGAATTGGTGCAGGCCCGGGCTGTGCGTCAGGTTCAGCTCTTTGGCTTCCTTGAGCAGGGCCTTGAAGGTGGAAGGGGTCACACCCAGACCAGCAGCAGCGGTGGCCGCGCTGGGCATGGAGTAGTCGAGGTCCACGGCCTCTTGCAACATTGCGATATGTTCCGGCGTTGCTTCCGGCGTTTCATTCTCAGGGGTATTGTCTTCAGCCATGTTGGCGCTCCTACGTGGGGCGCTTTAACCGATGCCCGGTCCAAGGGGCTTCTACCAAAGCAGGTTAGAGAAAACCCCGGGCGGTGAACCCGGGGTCAAGTCATACTGGGATGGTGAGGGCGGCTGCCCAGAATGCGATCACGACCATAACCGTAAGGCCAAAGGTCACGCACGCGGCTCGTCGAAAATTATGGGTCTCCATGTACTGCGTCAGGAAGCTGAGCCACAGACCGATAAGACCGTGGACGTTCGACCGGGCGGCGGCTTCGTAGTCAGTAAACTGGGCGTACAGGCTTGGGTCGTCATAGATCGCGAACAGCCAGAACATACGGTTCGAGAACACCAGCCAGAGGATCGCGACCCAGAGGACGCCGAATTGCGTGGCGGAGTGACGAAGAAAATCCAGACGAGAGCGCCAGTTCGGCAGATGGTAACTGGACGTGACCAACTTCAACGCGAACAGGATCGCGGCAGACCACGTCGCCAAAGCCTCGACAGCATACGCGCCAGCGGTTGCCTGAATGAGATTGACACCAAAGAGGTTCGCCAGCGTGCCCGACATACCCTCGACGATTTGCGTCGCGATATGGGCAAACAGGACCAGCAGGCCGAATGCGGCTGCCGTTCGAAGGGCTACAGTCTTCCAGTTCATTTCGCCACAGGGCCTCCAACAGGTTCCATTTGTGCAATGGCCTCTTCAAGGAGGCGGCTTGCTTCGCGGTTCGCTTGGACTGCCTGCCGTTGTTCTGTGCGATAAACCTCGCAGTCTTTGCAGGCTGCGGGGTGCTTATACGCGAACAGGTCTTTGATGGATGCCCAGAATTTATCCCACATTGTTACCTCCGTTCGAGGCAGCACGCAAGGAGGAGATAGCAACCCGTAGGTTGTCGAGGGCGATAGTGTTCCGGTTGAGGGCTTCAATGACTTCACGACTTCTCTCCTGCTCGTCAGACAGCCGGTCGTCCTTGGACTTCAGGAGAGAACGGAACAGGAAGCCGACCGAACCTGTCAGCGTCACAATGACAATCACCATCCCGACCAGCAGGTTGGGGTTGTCAAGGAAGTAGCTCGTGGGGTCCATCTGTTCGCCATTGTTCGCCAAGGGTTAAGCCCGGGTTGCCTTGCGGCTTCCAGATGGGGACCGACACTAGGCGAGATTGCACCCGGGTTCAAGCCCTTTACGGACCGCCGAGACCGATAACGAGGCTCAGGGTGATGTCTTGCGTGACCTCAGTCGTCGAACCGACAGGGCGAATGTGCAGTCGGAGTGTCGCCCCGATACTGCTATCTTCGGTGTCAGTGTAGCTGATTTGCCACGTCGTGAACGCCCGCCATGTGTCCAACGGGTTGGTCAAGTTGAACGTGCATCCCGCCGTCGAGCCAGACACGACGCTGATCTTGAATTCCAGAGGCACCACACCTGCGGTCGTCGGTAGGTAGCTGGCACTAGCAGTTTGCCCCGTTCCGGAGGCGCCCGACATAACCACCGGGGCAGGGGTGGACAACTGCCAGATGCCCTTGATGCCATAGAAGTCGGACAGGTCGAAGGGGTTGCCGGTAGGGACTGACGCGTTCTCCGGCAAGTCCTGCCAGTACGGGCCATTCTTCCGCCAATCGTTCATGTCCACATCGGTCGCCGTGCTCGGCCCCCAACATGCTCGGATGTCGTCGTAACTGATCGTCCCGGACGCTGGGGCGGTTACTGAGCCTCCGAGGTTCTGAGTGGTGATAGCCCAGTCGTCTGTGCGCGTGCCGATATCCAGCGTCGTGGTAGTCGTCGTAGAAAACGTACTGGCACTCGTCGCCCTGATCTGAACAGTGTCGTTGTTGTTCACGTTACCGGCAGCGCTGGTCCATGACCCTCCGTTGATCCGGTATTCAGGGGAAATGCCTCCGGAGATCGAGATCGGGGTGGCTGCGGTGATGCCGGTCACAGTGATCGTGTTCGACGTTACAACAGCGCTTTTCTCTTGGTTTGCGACATCCGTGAAATCGAACGCGTCGGGATAGGTGTCGTCCCCGATCAGGTGAGGCCCGACAACCGAACTTCCCCAATCCGAGACGATCAGGTTACAACCGCCGCCCAGATCGACGTACCAGTGCTCGACCGCCACGACGCGGAAATACCAGTTCCCGTCGGGAACATTCGCGTTGGTGCTGGTGACCGTTGGACCCACAACACCGTTGCTGATCCAGTTCGTTGAGCCGTCGAGGCTCCGCTCGATGCGGTTCTCCTGTCGGAATGCAGCCGTACAGGCCCCGTCAGAGGACGAGGTGACAGAGCCATTCGTCCAACTGAGGGGAACTGTGCTTCCGGAGATCGTGCCGACTGTGACGCCGGTAGGGGCGGACATTACGCGGCCTCCACCAGCTTCGCGACCACCTCTGCCAGCTCAGCGACCTTGTCTTCCAGCTTTTGAACCCGGGTTCGCTCCTCCTTGATCGCCGCGATGGCGACCACAGAGAGGCGGCTGTAATCCACGGACAGGGTGCCGTCTTCGTCTTCTTGGACCGCGCTGGGGAACACTTCTTGAAGTTCCTGAGCGATCAGACCGAAATCATCCTGAGACTTGAACGCGTTGTTCCAGCCATACCGGCGGGGGCGGATACCGTCGATGATCGCGGAGACATCGAAGTCCCAGTCCCGGATAGAATGCTTCAGGCGCTGGTCCGATTGCTGAACCACCGTACCGGACGACGTCAGAACACCGGCTGCCGAGAACGTCAGGCTCTCCCGGTTCGCCCAGCCGTTCTGAAGGTTCGTGTACAACTCGAACTGACCTTCAGCGCCCATGTGAATGTCTTCACCGGTCAGACCGACGTTGTCCGTCATGTTTGCGTGGCTGTCACCTGCGTACAGGTTCAAGCTGTCATCAGCAGAGCGAAGCAGCAGTGCACCCCGATCCGACATCTGGTTCATGATCGCCCGGCCTTCAAGCTCCATCATCGTGCGGGAGCCGGTGTGCGAATTGAAGTCGATGATCGAGTTGTTGTAGACCTCAATCCGACCCGGCTTCCAGCCCATGACGTTGTTGCCGTCCGAGCCGACGATGATTTCATTGGAAGACAGGCGGAAGCCGCAGTCCGGATTGTCATGGAACGCGATGGACGGAAGGCTGGACGTGCCGTTCTGGAACCGCACCTGACCATTGTTGTGGAACTCGACGATATAGTTCGAAACGTCGGAAGTCTCCGCACCCTCAGAGCCGTTGGACTGATACGAGTAGTAGACGCCGGAGTACGTCTCGTCGCCGTTATACGGCTGTCCGAAGTACCACTCCTTGCCCGAGGCCCGGTTGTACATGAACATGCCCATACCGCGAACGGTCGAGCCGCTATCATCTTCGAGAAGGACGTTGGCGGTCGTGTAACCGGTGCCTTGGCCACGGACCCGGATGCGGTTCAAGACCCCGCTGTCAGATTGGATCGTCAGCTCGTGTCCACGGAAATACGTGGCACCGAGGCCCCGGACCCGGAACTCGTTGTCCGTGCGGACCTGAGAGCTGGCACAGTAGATGCCGGACGTGAACTGGCCACCGCTGTTAAGGCGCAGCCAGCTATCGGTGCCACTGAGCGCCTGCTTCCCGTCCATCACCAGACCGACGGTGTTGAACGAAATCGGCAGCATGTCGTAGTCGAACTTCATCGCAGTCGATGTGCCGTTCGGGCGGAACAAGAAGTCCGACGTGCTGTCGAAGCCGACATCCCACGAATACGCCGTGCCTCGGCTATACCGGGTATAAACACCAGATCCGTCGGACGGACCTTGGATCAGGGTCACGAGGACGTTGGCTTCATTCTCGAAGTGCGCGACGTAGGGGCTGTCCGGGTTGACGTAGCCTTCAGCGTTGCCGAAGTACGTCCGACCGCCAATCGAGTTGGTCAGGTACGTCGTGTTTCCTTCGAGCCAGATACCCCGACGGTTCGTGACCGTACCGTCCATTCTGTTCTGCATGTCGAGGTGCAGGCCGTACAGGGTCGTTACCGTAGCACCTACCTCGACGTCTGCCGTGCCGTACAGCATGCGGGCGGTGGACATGGTGCCGCCGTCCACGTTCAACAGGCCGTGGACCGCATTGGCCACCACGCTGCCGTCAACCTCGTTCGTCAGTCGCGTCACGGCCCGGATACCGTAAAGCGTGCCCGCCGTCGAACCCGCGTTGTCTACGCGGCTTTCAAAATAGCCGCCGTAGATCGTGTTCACATCGGTGTCGGCCCCGCCATTGTTGTTGGCAAAGCCGTACACACCATACATGGTGTCGGCATGGCCTTTGGACCCCAGAGCGTAGCCGTAAACACCTACGGGGGAGGAGACGTGTGTGTCTGCCGTGGTCGAATTGTCTTCCAGCAGTGCATAGCCGTAAATAGCCGCGCGGGTCCGATCCTGCGTGAAGTTAGAGACTTCCCCTTCAATATCGAGGCGAGTGTAAATGCCGTACTTGTGGGCGTCTTCGTTCTGGTTCTCCCGACCATACACATAGGTCCAATAATTGGCGTGGACATCGCCTGCACCGTTACCGACCTGAAGACGGTTCACGTCAACGACGTTCTTGTTGTTCAGATCAAAGGCCGAGCTGCTAAAGTTGTACGCCTGATTTCCGGCATAAACCTGAGCAATCGACGCAGTGAGGCGGAAACTGTTCGACCAATCAGAGTTCGACCACGCCATGATCAGCGTGCCCGCTCCCCCATCGTTGTAGCTCACGAAACGGTGATCGATACCCGTACCCAAGTTTCCGATCAGAATACCTGCGTCAAACGTATTACTGCCCGTCCACGTGTTCGTTCCGGCGAGGGTTGCGCTGCCCCCGATCTGGGAGTTCACCCAGCTCTGCGTTGCGATCTCGTTGCCTTGGTGCTGCAACGACGTCGAACCGAAGTTGATCACGCCACCCTGAGAAGAGCCGTCCCAGAGTTCGATATTCCACTGATTGGCGGTGCCCGCTTTCTTGATGTTCAGCTCAGGGTTTCCGACGGCGTAGTTCGACGGGCGGAATTTGGCGACCGTGAGGTTGCTCGTCGAGTTCCACGCACCAGACACAGTCAGGGTGTTGTGGAGCCAGAGCTGGCCGTCCGTCGTCAGGGACATCGCGCCTTCAGAGTTCAGGTGGCTCTCGTGGCCCCACCAGAAGCCACGGTCGCTCTCGTTGTTGAAGCAGAACGTCATCGCCCAGTCGTTCAGGTGCCCGTAGGTCATGCCCGACTGCATACCGATGCCGTACGTGGACGTGGTGCTGTACAGGCTGACCTTCACCCGGGAGCTGTTCGTGGAGAACCGCAGACCGCCGTTGTTCGCGATCTGCCAATAGTTCGCGCTGTGGTCATAGATCAGGCGGTCATTACCCTGCGTCCGGAAGTGCAGGTCCGAGTTGTCAGCGTGGTTCAGGATGAACCCGCCGCCGGAGGACGTGATCGACGTGCGTGTGGACACGTCACCGAACTGGAAACCGTTCGTGATCGTCTCCCACTGCTTAATACCGGCGTGATACATATCTACGCCGCCAGCAGAACCGCCTTGCAGCGAAACGCCAGTGATCAAGGACGTGCCGGTCTGGCCAATGACAATCTTGTCGTTGTTGTTCCACTCGAACAGGTAGCGCAGGTAGCCCGTGCCGCTGTCACCATGGATCGCTGCACCAGACGGGAGGACGATACCGACATCCGTGCGGGTGTCATTGGTGCTGCTGTACGAACCCGGACCCGACACAATGATGCCGTCACCAAAGTACGCCTTGGCGTTGAACGTGTTCTCCTGCGTCCACGTCTGAGCAGACGCAAGACGACCGAAGTCAGAGCTGTTGAAGCCGTCCAGCGTGTCCGCGTTACCGTCACCCGGGACCGCACCGTTGTCGAGGATCACGAACGGCTTGCCGCCGTCGGTCGTGTCAACGGTCAGGGTACGCGTCTTGGTATCGAAGGCGAGGTCACCGCCGGTCGGGGTCAGTTCGACCAGAACCTCCCACGTGCGGCCATCGCTGTCACCCGCCAGAGACTGGGTGAACTCCGCGACCAGCGCCGACGGGTCGGTGATCGTTTCCGTCTTCCAGCCCGGGATGTTGATCGGCTGCCCTCCCAGTTCGAGGTCCGGCTCGTAATACGGAGCCTGCGTCGTGATGGTGACGCGGAACTGGTTGGACGTCGGAGTGCCGGACGTGATCTTCGTCAGGGTCTTGGTGACCCCGGTCGTATACGCGCCACCCACGTCCTTGTCGCGATACTTGATCACGATGGTCAGGGAGGACGGGAAGATTTCAGACGGTTCCGAATTGCCCCAGAGCCACGTCTGCGTGAGGGACATACCCGTCGTGTTCACAGACGCGTTCATGCGGACATTGGTCGAGGCCGGGTCATCCGTCAGAGAGAAGTCCGTGTGCGTCGTGTTGTTCGCCGGGGTGCCAACAACGGACGAGACCCGGGTCGCAGTGTTCGCATTGATCTGAGCGATGGCCACCGCAGAGAAGCCGTTGACGCTGTCGAACCAGACAGTCGTACCGTCTTCGGACAGGATCGTGATCTTGCGAGCGGTGATAGCGCCTTCCCGGTCAACCGAGAAGTTCGCACCAGCGCCGGACAGGCCACCGGCCCAGAAGCGGTAGTCGCCGTTGTTGTGGCCCGCCATGGAAGCACGGTCGTAGATCGACGTGCCAGAGATCAGGTCACCCGTACCGACCTGTACAATCGAGCCAGCCTTGATGGACGTACCCTCAATGGAGCCGTCTGCAATCAGGTCGCCTAGAATGCGGACCTTGTTGGCCTGCGTGTCAATAGCGAAGACCGGGTCGTTGTTCGTGGTCTGCGAGTTGTAGACGAGGAACTTGTCAGCGGCCCAGCCGACTTCGGACTGCACCACGCCGTTAGGGTTAGCCGAACTGGTCAGCCACCCAGCAGCCACTGCACCCGTACCGGCGTCCGCGAGGAACATGATACGAGCCCGCGTCTCAGAGCCGTCCCAAAGTGCTTCCTCGACAATCGCCGTCCGTGAACCGAGGTTCACTTCCTCAGTCACATCGTCGAAGTCGATAGACAGGACGATGGGCTGCGGAGTTGCCGTCGTGTTGTAGGACGTGATGATCATCGGGCGGACGTACTGCGTACCAGCCCGGAACTGGGTCGCCAGATCGCCTTCGCCCGTGATTTCGCCTTCGAACGTGGCAATCGTCCCGGCGTTGCTGGACTGCGAGAACGAACCGACGAAATAGCGGTGCGTACCAGCTCCGCCCGTGATGGCGTTGTAGCTGCCGTCCAGCGTCGCCAGACCGGCATAGAAGTTGCCGCCAACACCCGTCGGGAACAGAACCTTCACCCGCATGCGGTAGCGACGGCTCGTGTCCACAGGGATCGCGTAACGGGTAAACATCCAGCGACCGTCGTATCCTTGGAGACCGGTGCCGGTATCCGAGCCCGCCGTCGCCGTACCGACCGTCGCTGCCGTCATGTTCGCGTGGGCGTCGAGGTCAGCGCCCGTGAACGTTCCCGAGCTGTCATTCGTCGTCGGCATGTACCAGTGCGAGGCGTCCTGAGCCAGATTGCCACCTTGGGGGAGCAGAGGCAGAGCACCGTTGATCTGGATTTCCGTCGTGGTGATCCGGGACGCGTTGGCCGCGCTGGTGCTCTCGACCGTCGCGATACGACTGAACAAGTTGCCCTGAGCGTCGTCGGTGCCGATAGACGTCTGGATCGCACTGATAGCTGTGGCGTTGTTACCAGTCGTCGTCTGAAGCGTCGAGATAGCGGAGCTGTTGTTGCCCGCCGTGGTCTCGACCGTGGTCAGGCGAGAGGCGTTATCTTTCGTGACCTTCTCGACCACGCCGACGCGACCACCGACGAAGTTCTGCTGAAGGCTCTCGCGATACCCGAGCAGCCACATCTCGTCAGCGTCATTGTCGTCGATGCGGACACCGAACGGGGTGCCGTCCCGGGACTTCAGGGTGACAGCCTGTCCGGACCACGGATAAGTCCCGGTGGTTTGCTCTTCGATGCTGATCGCAACAGGGTTCGTAAAGGAGGCTGCCGTGAAATCCAGCGACTGCTGGATCGTGTTGCCGACATTCGTGACGTCCACGATACACGGCTCAACCGCGACAACGGTCACTTCCAGCGCCGTGTTTGCCGGGATGATGTACGTGTCACCCAGAGCCTCGTACGGAAGGCCGTGAGCGTTGGCGGTGCCAGAGCCGTCACCTGCTTCAAACGTGGAGCCCGGTACGTCGCTGTCGTAGAAATAGTAGATGTCGCCGTTTGCCGTAGCGCTAGACGAGTTGGTCGTCCACGTCGCGACGCTGTCAAACGTATTGAACTCGTTGGCCCGAGCGTTCAGGACGCGGCGGGAGACCGGCGGGACGATGCTGTGGTCGTCGGCGCTGTCTCCATCCCGGCACATAACGACGACGTCGGTCGAGGCTTGAATGTAAACGGAGACGTTGTCGCCATCGACAAACCCATACGTGGCCGCATCCAGCGTGATCGTCGTCACGGCACCACCAGACAAGCCAGCAGACAGGTCCGCCGTCGGGGTCGGGACGCGGGCAGGGTTCGGGTGTGCTTCGGAGTTGGTGTTGTTCCGGACGTAGATCAGAGCGAAAGCGTCTTCTTCCGAGTAGATGTTCAGCTCGATGTTCGCCGCACGGGTCTGCTTGGCGATGAATTGGCGTCCTTTGAAGCCCAGATGCGGGAGCGGGTAACCACCACGATCATACATCGCTGTCGGCTTGTCAGACGTCAGGATATCGCCCTTGGTCTGGTTGCCGACCGACAGCGAGTAAACGTCACCACGGTTCGTCAGGGTCGTGAGCACAGAGCCGTTCTGGTAGACCGTGACGTTGTCTTCCATCGCCACAATGTCCACGATGGCGTAATCGTCCATGACGATCCGCTGGTCCACTGCGTTCATGGACAGGCCGGTGCGATATTGCTCGTACTGGCCGACCTCCACCAGAGACAGGCGGCTCGCGTTACCGACAGACGTCGTTTCTACCGTTGCGATGCGGGAGAACAGGTCACCGCCAGACGGGGTGCCGACTGCGGTCTCAAGGTTGCTGATTGCCGTCGCCTGATTGCCCGTCGTAGTGTTCAGGATCGTGATGGAACTCTCGGCGGAGCCTACGCGACCGTCCAGATTACCGGTCTGGGTGACCAGAGACGTCAGAGTATCGATACCGCCGGAGGCAGTGTTCGGCTTGGTCAGGACCGCGACGACGACATCGCTATCAAGAGGCGTGTACGGATGCGAGGTCGTGTTGCCGAAGGCCGTCCAAGAGCCACTGCTCTCGTAGTACACAGCGAGGAAGAAGTGTTCCGCACCGTTCGAGGACACACCGTCCCAGCCAGAGAAACGGGTCGGACAGGCGACATTCGAGCAGATCAGGTACGCCCGGGTCTGGAAGCCAGACGTGTTTCCTTCATACGGCGTGTTGATATCGAACGCGGCGCTCGTCGAGCGGCGACCAGCGGTCGGGTGCTCGTAGTACGTGCCCGTGACCTTGATCTCACCGTCATTCGCCCCGGTGGTCAGCATATTGGCTTCGAACGTCAGGTCGCCCGTCATACCGACATGGCCGTGCCCCGGCGGGATCGTCCCGCCAGCTACCCACGCCGACGTGGTTTCGAGGTTCGTGATCGCCGTCGCCTGCGAGGCCGTCGTGTTCTCGACCGTCGTGATGCGAGAACCGTAGGTGCCTTGCGTCGTCTCGATATTGTTGATGCGGGTCGCGTGGTCCGACTGCACACTCTGAAGCGAACTGATCGCGGACGTGTTCGTTCCGTCCGACGCTTCCAGCGTATTGATACGGGAAGCGTGGTCAGCGGTCAGCGTTTCATTGTCCGTGATACGAGCGCGGCTATACGCCGTCATGACATCGCCGGAGGACATCAGGGCGACCTTATGGATGATCGCCGTGTTGCCAATGGCGTTACCGTCCTGCCACTCGAACCAGATGCGATCCGGGGCGGCGGAGCCCCACACCTGACCAGACGTGGCAGTCTTGCCGAACAAGTCCCAGACAACCGTGTAGCGACGACCAACCACGAGCTGGTCGTTGGACGTTCCCGTGACCGGGTCAAACCAGTTCGCACTGTCCGCGCTATTCGTACGGAACGCCGCCCGGAGGTGCGTCGTGAAGTCGTTACCGGCATCGACCGTCGGCGTGAACTCCAACACCAGATAACGAGCGTCAGCATACGACAGGTCACCAGCCACCTCGGCAGGCAGGCCATTAGCGACGAGATTGTCGAGGTACAGGTACTGCGAGCCGGTCGCGTTCGTAACCAGTTGCAGATCACCGTTCACCGTGCTCTCAGTAGCCCGGCTCCCCCCGGACGTCAGGACAGCGGACAACTCCGTGCCGCCAGACCATTGCAGGTCCGGGTGGATCGGTTCCATGTTGGCGACGATAGCGCCCCAGTTCGTCGCATCGAGCAGACGTTCCGCTGCGTCCAGATCAGACTGAGCCGTGCCCAGATCGGATTGCAGCGTGGAGATATCGCTTTCGATATTCGGGATCGCGTTGATACGGTCCTGAGCCGTCTGCACCAGCCGGTCGATGGCGATGACGCCAGCGCCGATGTCGGTATTGCCGACAAGCGGGACAGACGCCGAACCTTCAGCGGAGACGTTCAGTTCGCCCGTGGTCTTGCCGAACTCGTCGAAGAAGGCCACGCGGAAGTATTTCGTTGCACCCGGGTTCACGGGGATGAAGAAGGCGTTGACCCGGCCATAGTCGGTGTACGGGTCGGAGGCCGGGTTGATGCTGGCCGTGTCCTTCGTCCAGACGCGAGCACCCGCCCAGTCCAGATCGGTCGGGGACGTCGCGGTCAGCATGACGCCACGCGGGACCGTCTCGGTGGACAGGGTCGGAGCAGCCGGAGCCGGGTTGCTGACGGTGATCACCTCCGCCGTGGATACCCGGTTGAACTTGTCGCGGTACTGGACCTCGACCTTGAAATTACGGACCGGGGCCGAGGCGTCCAGCTCGAAATTGTCTTCGGTGTTCTTCTCAGAAGTATAAACGTAGTGGTTACCCACGACGCTCTCGGTGCGCAGAACCGTATCGTCGGTGCGCTTCACCGTGACCAGACAGTCGCGGAAATTCGGGTCGATAGCGCCCGTGTTCTGCGTTCCACCGATCTCGTCTTGGATTGCCACGCCGGTCGGGGAATTGACGTTCCAGTTGAACTTGGCGGAATGGCCGGTGAACTCGGTGCCGCCTTCGTCCAGAGCCAGATTGGAGACGGTGCCCACGGCGTTGTCCACGGTCGGCGGGACCGCCGGGACCACGATGGAACCTTCCAGAGGCAGAGACTGGCGACCAGCGCTGTTCACCGCGTAAATCTGGAAATTGTAGGTGCCCGTCTCCGCCTTCTCCAAGATGATGTTGGAGGTGGACGTGGACGCTTCGAGAACCTTCCAGTTCCCGTTGTTGTGCTGGTACAGGACCATGTAGTTGTCCAGCAACTCATCGGTGCTGTCGGTCCAGTCGATGTCCAGTTTCTTTTCGAGGTGGTCGGTGTGCGTCACCCAGTTGATCTGAGCGTCGAAAGCCGTCGGGGCCTCGACATACTCAGGGGAGGGGCGCTGCATGATGTCCGGGCCGACGGTCGGGGTATCGTTGTCGATACGCGCCCACTTCGTGCTGTCGAACTTCTTGGCGACCACCTCAATGGTGTTCTTGTCCTTCTCGGTGACGTTGACGACCGTGAACTCCTCCGCGACCGAAACACCGGTCACAAGGATAAACAGGTTGCCCGACGCCGGGGTGCCGGTAAACGCTTCGGTCGCGGTGACCACAGAGCCGGTGTAGGTACACGCCACGCTCTCCATGACACCTTCGTCGGTCTCCATGTAGAGAGTGCCGTTGCCGGTGCCCGTCTCGCCCGTGTCGCGGTCCAGCGTGATGTCAGAGCCAGACACGCCGGTCGCCCGGCCTTGCACCAGAGCGTTGCCGCGTTCTTTGTCCGCGATCAGGATGCGTGAACCGGGTGCAACGCCAGAGGGGCCATCGCCAGCCGCGACTTGCAGGTGATCGAAGGACGCCTGATAGGTGACCAGTTCGCCTTCACGCTCCTGATCGTTCAGCAGGTAGAGGCCGAGACGGCGGGCCTGACCGCGCGAGGAGACGCCCAGCGTGCCGAGGTCGGTCGGTTTCCAGCCCAGCTCCTTGATCAACTCACGGTCCTCGACCACTTCCACGCCCTTGCGGAAGTAATCGTCATCCCGGGTGTAGGAGACGTTGACGACGGAGTAGCGTTGCTTGTTGCTCTCGCCCGCATAGGTGAACTTGCCGCCGATCACATTGGCGTTGGTCACCACCTTGACCGGGTCGCGATCTTGGTCGGACAGGAGCCACAGCTTGGCGTCCATCCAGAAGAGCATGGAACGGAAGGCAGCGGTGAGCTGTTGCAGCAGGTTGAACGCCTCAGAGCGGCGGTTCAGGACGACGTTGGTGCTGAAACGGTGTTCCTGCCCACCGCTACCATCGGGGACCAGCTCGGCACAGAACTGCGAGAGCTGATAGAGGGTCGGCCCATCGAGCAGGCTTTCCGGGACATGCTTGCCCAGACCATAGCGCTTGTTCAGGACCAGATCGCGGAAGATCAGGACGGGACACGTGGTCCACTCTTCAGCCACCTTGAACGTGCCATCCCAGTTGCCGGAGAACGTCCGGGCTGCACCGTCCATGTTCGAGAAGACTTTCACCTTCCGACCCTTGAAGCGGTACTGGACCTGCGGGATGCGGTTGCCGAACTGCTTGGCGTCGAAGATGTGGCCAGCCGTCGCGAGGAACGGGTAGTTCAGGCGATGCTCGATCACACGCGTATAGCGCTCGAAGCTGATCGTGTTTTCGATCTTCAGGGACGAGCTGTCAGCCGTGACGCGGCGAAGGCGTACGGAGACCTGACCGGGGCTGTCAATCGGGATACGGATGTCGCGCTCGTACTTCGTGCGCGTCTTACCCGTGATGGTGCCCGTGGCAACCTGATTGAACGCACCACCGCCCAGAGACAGGTCGATAGCGAAGGTGACGGAGGAGCCGTTCACATTGCCCTTGTCGTCAGCCTCGAAGAAGCTGGACGTGGAGATCGTGACTTTGACAGCGGTGACCTGAGCGTCCGTGAAGGCCACGGCGTAACCGCCGGATGCCTGCGTCACGGCCTGCTGAACCTGTACGACGTTCGTGACTGCGTCGAACCCCGGCATGGACGCTTGATCGCCCCGGCCAAAGTTCTCGTACATCAGGACGCCCTTGAAGTTTTTCTGGGAGCCCACCATCAGCGGCGTCTCGTTGTAATGGACGCCTTCAAGACCGCCTTCGATGCCGCCGCACGGACCTTCGGACAGGATGTGTTGCAGCTTGCCAGACGAGTTCGAGCGCAGGCTGTCGGGGGCTTCCTTGCCTCCGCCACCGCCGCCCTTACCGCCAGCGCCTTCGATAGCTACGGGTTTGTGGAACTCTACAGAGAGATCGATTTCCGACTTCATAGGTCTACCTTACAGGAGCTGGTTGAACAGGTTATCGAAGACGCCACCGCCACCGCCGACACCGCCGGAGCCGTAGCCTCCTCCATAGCCGCCGCCGGTAACTTCGATACCTGCTGCTGCCAGCAATCCGCCGGTCCACACGAGACCGTAGCAAATCGGGATAGGGGAGCCTTCCTTATCAGTGGTCGGAGCCCCGGAGAAAGTGAAATTGGTCGGATCGTTCTTACCCGTGTCTTGCGGGACGCCCGGTGCCATAAGGCGAGCCAGACCCCCGAGGGCGAACGCGGCACCCAGAAGGGTCACCGTGGAATACGAAATGGACAGGCCACCGAAGCTCGCAGCCGATGCGGCGAAGCCGGACGCCAGACCCTTGCCCGCGATCTGAGCGCCGAGAGCACCACCGACACCCGTGAAGAGCAGGACGCCACCGATCACGATGGACAGGATCGCTTTGCCGCGACCACCGCCACCGCCTTGGCCTTCGATGGCCGGATACAGGTGGAAGTCGTCGGCCTTGGAGCGAGGAAAGTTCAGCTCTTCGGCCATCAGCTCTTCTTCGCCCAGCGTCACATGCCAGTCGCCCCGGGACATATCGCGCTCGAAAGCACGGTCCACATTGCAGGCGATGATGCGGAGAGCGTCAGGAACCGTGGCCGCTGCAACCCGGTGCGTCTTCCCGTAACGGTCACCCAGAGGGCCGTGAATGTGCAGGTTACGGAGAGGAGCTTCCTGTGTTGCGAAGGTCATAGCGGAACACCCGATCAAGTCTGTCCCACTCTCGAATGACACTGCCTCGTTGGGAAAGAGCGTCTGCCGGGTGGTGTATGAAAACGTCGTCACCGACGTAGATAGCACAATGGTTCGGGTTTCTGCAATTGATCTTCGTCAGAAGCATGTCGCCAATTTCGAGGTCCACAGGAGACTTAGGCTTGCCGAGGTCGATGTGCCCACTTTCCAAGCAATGCTCTCCGAAGACATCACGCCGCCAGAAGTCCAGCTTGGCAACAGGGAAATTGGGGATGTTGATGCCCCGCTCCATCCGCCACCAGTCCCGATAGAGCTGAAGGCAATGGAACACATTCCAGATGAATGACCGCCGGGTCAGGGGCGGGATCGGGAGCGGGTCGCCCCACCATGTGATCTCCATGGGGAACCCATCTTGGACCGGGATCAGGCCCCAGATTTTTCCAGAGGGGATCGCGGACCGCATGTCGGCTTTGCTCGGGTATCCGTTCCCGTTCGGGTGGGAATGGATGATCGCCTCGATATCATCCCAGTGCTTGGAGATGAACCCGGGGTCAATACGGAAGGCTTCCCACGGCTTCTCGTGGACGTTCTCGCAGGGGACGTAGGTGCCGTTGATCACGACGCCGCAACTCTCGAAGGGGAAGCGTAAACGGGCGTGATCTCGGATGTCCTTCAGGACGCTTCCCGGATACGGGTCCGGGTGCCTCGCTGTGTACGTCATTATGCAGTGCCTGCTCGTTTGATGCCCGGGGTGCCGCCGAAGGGCAGATCGACGCCATACCCGAACCGGGCGATGCAGCAATCCAGAGATTTGGACGGGACGTCGTTGGCCGCTCCGACCACAGTCTGGTCCTGATCGTCGTAATAGTCGGAGCCGTTGTACGGGCAACCGTTCTCGGTCTCGGGGTCGTAATTCTCGAAGCTCGAACCGTTCCAGTACCGGTACAGCTTGTCGCAGTAGTTCTTGACCGCGATCCGGCCCGGGAGCTTCGCCCCGGCAATGTCGGTCGGCGGAACCAGCTTGAACTCGGCGAAGACGTTGTCGGAGGCGACCTTCTGGTCGATCACGTACAGCTCACGGCGAATGATCGCGCTGCTATCTGCACCCGGGTTCACCTCGGGGTCACCGTTGCCGTCAGGGCGCTCGTCCAGATATTTGGCCAGCGTCTCATAGCGCCACAGCCAGACGCCCTTCAGGTCGTTGTACTGTTGGAGGATCGAGGTGACAGGGCCACCGCCGGTCGCGATCTTGAAGGACGGATTGGCAGGCTTGCCGTCACCCCGGGCCGATACACCCGTGAGCTGGCAGGCCAGATGCTGATAGGTGTTGCCACCGAACTTGATGGCGAACCCTTCCTCGAAAACCGTGTTCGTGAAGTGATAGTTCGCAGGTGCACCGGCAGACGTCGCCACGATCTGGAAGAGCGTGACGGTCTGACCCAGCGAATACTTGCGGACGTCTGCTAGTGTACTCACGGCTCGAACACCTCTTGGAACTTGGCCTTGACTTCGTAATTGTCGAACTCGTCATGGACGTCTTCGTATTCCGTGACGATGTACTTCTTCGAAGATGCCTCATCCGGCAGGGTGTAGTCAAACGAACTCGCATCCTCCGACCGGGTGTCGAAGAACGCGATGATCGCTTCCATCTCCGTCTTGGAGAGCATGCCCCAATTCAGGCTCAGAGTGCGGGGGTTGTTGTTGATGCCGTCGCCTGCACGCTGAGCGTACCCATCGCCGAACTCGGCCATGAGCATCTTGGGCTTCCGTTTACGGTTGTACCCGTACGTCGGGTTCCGGGGAGGGGAGAAAGTCGGCATGGGTTAGTTCCTCATCTGAGAGACGTCGAGCATGCCACCCGGGCGAGCCTCGTCTTGCAGGACTTGGTGCACGGTCTTCTGGACTTCCTCTCCGAGCAGGTCACCGATCTTGGACATCATCTCGTCTTGACCGTCATCGCCGCCGCCCAGACCGCCACCTCCTCCGAAGTTGCCGTTTACGGATACCGAGACGTTCGGTGCCATGGTCATCGCGCCACGGGCCATGGTCGAGTGGTAGCGTGCCGTCTCCCGACGGTTCAGGACACGCTCGCCAGTCTGAAGGATCGCCGGGACTTCACCCGGCTTGAAGAAGCCGCCGCCGGAGTGGAACCGGGGTGCCATGGAGAAGGCCATCTGAGCGCCTTGGGAGAGCTGGCGCTGACCAGCACCACCCGCACCGACGAGACCACCAGTGTGGAAAACCTTGCCACCCTGAGACGCCATATTCAGGAAGGAACCCGAACCCGGCAGGACCATGTTCAGGACTGCGAAGAACGCCTGCTGTGCAGCAATACGTGCGAGGTCTGCGATGATGGACCGGGCCAGCTCTTTGAAATTCAGCTTACCCGTGGTCACGAACTCGGCGAAAGCATCGCTCATCTTGTTCAGGACGCCGCCCACGCTCTCCTGCACGATCTCCGCCATGTTCTTGGCGTCTTCCATGAAGTTGACGATGCCCAGACGCAGACCGGCCATGACGTCGTTGTTCCGGACGCCCAACTCAAGGTTCAATCGCTCCTGTGCTTCGATCATCTCCTGCTGGATCGTGAGCACCTGTTCCATGGTGAGGCCCAGCTCTTCCATGATTGCAGTGCCGCGTTCGCCTTGAACAGCCGCGAGGAGTTCACCGAATTCATCCATCTGCTGGTTCAGGGTCATCTGGCGAACAAGCAGGGGGTCGTATTCCCCGGCGATGCCTTGGATCAGAGAGCGGTAGTGATCGAAGTCCGGGCCTTCCGTGTCGCCAGCACCACCGGTCACGCTGAAGGGCGCTTCCGGGTTGAGCATAGCGTCGATAGCCGCACGTTGTTGACGTGCTGCTGCTTGGATAGCCGACGTGCGGGCAGCAGCGCCGTCTCTGAAGCCGTCAGCCCACTCACCAGCCACAGTAAGGCCGTTCTCGCGGGAATAAGCGACCAGCTCCGTGGACAAAGCGTCGTCGAAGGTTGACGCCAGAGCCGCAGCCGCCTCGGACGTGTCAGAGAAGTCCAGTCCGTCAGCAGACAGGAAGCTCTCGGCAGCCTCACGAGCGGCACCGAAGTCACCAGACAGGAGATTGGAGAACACGTCACCGAACTGACGGACCTTGGTCACCATAGCCGTCAGTGCATCCACGACGGTCTCGGTGATCAGCCGGAAAGCACCAGTCCAGAGCTGAGGCAGATTGACCATCAGTCCAGCCGTCACGTTTACGAAGGCGAGCACCGTCTGGATCATGTTGTCGCCGGAGATGCCGAACTGGGTAGCGACGTCTTGGATGCCCTGCCAGAGACCTTGCAGTGCGTCACGGATCGCGCCGACCGCCCGAGTGATGTAATCCCAGATGCGAGACCATGCTTCCTGCACGATGCCGTTCAGGGAGACCATCTCTCCATTGAGCTGGAACGTTTCGTTGCGCAGGGTCACCAGCCAGCCGACCAGAAGCGAGATTGCCACTGCGACCGCACCGAGCGGGTTGGCAGCCAGAGCCGCCGTGAACAGGCGGACGCCACGACGTGCCACCACCAGCATGCGGGTGAATGCGTTGACCCGGGTCGTGGTCGTGCCCATAGCCGTACCGAACGCCGCAGATGTGATCGCCGCGATCTGGGTCGTACGGGTCCAGAGCATCGTCGCGGTGCGGGCAGCGAGGATCGTCACGCGATAGGTGATCATGGCCGCGACCACACCACGAAGCACGTCCATGAAGCGGTGGAAGCCAGCGACCACCTGTTCCATGTTGTTGATCAGAAACTCAAGAGCCACGTTCAGATTGGTGTGGAAGAGTTGAGCCAAACTATACACAGACCCGGACATGACGGAGAACAGCTCGAAGAAATTGACGAAGTTCTCTCGGAAAGTGTCCAGTCCACCGGCCAGACCCTGAGCGGCAGCCTCACCGGCACCACCAAACTGTTGTTCGAGGCGTTCGAGGATGTACTGCTGAGCCCCGGCGGTATCACCGGCCCGGACCATCGCCTCGACCATTTCTTTCTGGCTATCCGTGAAGGACACACCAGAGCGACGGAGGGCGGTCATACCACGCACCGGGTCTTCCAGCGCACGGCCAAGCTGCTGAGCGGCAGAACGGATGTCCGTGCCCATCACTTCGGCAAGGTCTTGGGCCAGACGGATCGACGGCTCGAAGGCGTCGCGGCCCACACCCCGGAAGGTCAGCATGATGCCGATGGCGTCACGGACCTCCTGAGTGGAAGCCAGCGTGGAACGCCCCACACTAACCGCCAACTCCTCAAGCTCCGCCACGGACGTATTCGTGACATTGCCGGTCGCCCGGAGCAGGGACTGCATGCGGAGCATCTGTCGTTCGAAATTGGCACCTGTACGCGCGAACTGCCCGAACGTCGCAATGGCACCTGAGACCGCCAGAGCCAGAGCACCGAACAGGATGCCGGTATTCGACAGGAGGGTGCCCAGTGCCGAGAAGCGGGACGCGATACCACCCAGCGGACCGTCAAGGATCGCGATGGTCGTGGCCGTCCGGCGCATGGAACTGGCGAGCTGATCCGAAGCGCCCTTGAAGATACGGGTGTCCCGAACCCCCCGGCGCTTGGAATTGCTGTTGCGGTTGATCGCGTCGGTGTTTTCCTTCGCGGCCCGCTTCTGCTGATTGAGAGCGTTCTTGTTTTCCCGGGTCGCAGCAGTCGCGGCCTTGGTGTCGTTCTTCAGTTTGTCCTGAGATACACCGCTCTCGCGAAGAGCCCGAGCCTGCTCTTTGGCAGCCCGGGCACCCGACTTGGCCTCTTCGCGCATCTGCTTCAAAGCCTTGGAGGCTTCGTTGCGCATCTTGACGATGAAGGTGATTTCGCGGTTCTTCATGGCCCTACTGTCGCTTCCGTTTCCGATCTTCCCGCTTTTTCTTCTCTTCCGCTGCCCACGATCTCGCTCGTGCGATCACGCGAAACACCTTCATGAGCTTTGCAGGCTGCTCGGAAAGTCCACCGTCTTCAGGTAGGTTGCCTTTCTCGAACTGCGCGTAGAGCCAGAATAGCTCCTCGGCCTTCTCCGGGTCTTCATAATTCGGACGGAGCGGGCACCGCGATACCGGTATACGCTTTCCGCCCGGAATTGTGAAGCCATCCGTTGGGTTCTCGATGGGCTCGTGGCACCCCCACTTTTTCTGCTTAGCGGAGGTGCACGTAGCGCAGTCTCTATCCGGGAGGAGTTCGAGACCGAGAACCCAGAGGATTAGTTTTTTTCTTCTTCCTCGCTGACCCCATTCATCTCACGGACTTTCGCGGCGATCTCGTCGATCACGTCAGCCGGGATCACGTCCATGATTTCCGAACGGCAACGGCGATACGACTTGCCGCCGACGTTGGAACCGATGTCCTTGAAGGTCAGAGAACCCTCGTCCGCTTCCGGGTCCGGGAGGTTGTCGAAGCCGACCATGGCGAACGCGGCCAGCTCGTAGTTGGCCTGCTTCATGTTCATCTGGGAGGACGCTTCAGCGTTCTCATCCGCCTGTCCGGAGGTGTCCACGGTGAACGTCATGGAGCCGTCCACAATAGCGCCGAAGACACGGCTCGGGAGGGTGCGAAGGTGAAACACCGTAGCGCCGGGCTTGCCCTTGTCCGGGTCGCTCGACGGGGTGAACTTCTCGATAGCTTTGAGGCTGAGGGTACGAATGGCCATAACTGCTTTTCTCCTGCTGCTGGCTCTAAGGGTGAACCCGGGTTCACGCGTGGGGGAGCTTATCGGCGATAAACTTCTGCACACGCGTTCCCGGGGTCTTGTCAACAATCTTCTGGGCGGCGTCTGCGGTCAGTTTGACCGCGATGACGCTCTCAGTGCCCCGAATGTTGTCGCGCTGCAAGACCACATATGTCTTCACGGTCATGCTCTTCTTACTGCTCGACATGTTGAGTTCCTTACATGAAGAGGATTTCGACCTCGTCGTCACCGTTGAAGCCCTTCAGGCCGAACGCCACGTCGTAGGTCATGATGTTGTCGCGGTCACCCGGAGTGAGGCCGGAGGACTGGGCCTTGGGAGCGTAGAACGCCACCATGTTGCCCGCCGACGTACCGACACGACTGAAGAAGCTGCGAGACTTGGCAGCCTCGAAGTCACCCCAGAACGGGTTGGTGCCTTCCAGCGTCGCTTCCGGAGAGAAGGAGCCGGTCGGCGTGCGACCGTTGATGCGAACACCGTTGTAGCCCTGAGCGGAGTTGACGTCCGGGCGCGGTGCGATGGAGTTGGCGAGGTCCAGTTCGAAGCCAGCCGCGATCAGGCTGGTGCTGGAACCCCACGTCAGGAGCGACTGCTCGACGCACGGCGGGAGGCCCTGCTCATAGGTCGCATTCGGGAACGCCTGATCGACGACCGTCTGGTGCTGACCAGTGAAGGTGAAGTTGGCGATGGCGTAACCACCGGCCTCACCCGTGATCGACACGGTGCCCTGAGCGTTGACCAGACCGAACTTCAGGCCATCACGGTTCAGAGCCATGGTCATGGTCTTCATGTTGGCCAGAACAGACGTCGGAGCGAAGCCCTTCGTGTTAGCCGGGACCACCAGAACGGTGAAGCTGTCCCCGGTGTTGAAGGTGCCGGTCGGGGTCAGGGTAGCGCCGGAGCCGCCGAGGGCGACAGCGGTCGTACCAGACACGATGGAACCGGTGACCTGCGGTGTGGACAGATCATCTTCGGTCGGGTTGTTGTTCGTGATCGTCAGCTCGTCAGTGTCAGTCACCGTCAGAGTGTACAGGACCGGGCTGGAAACGGCGGCGGTGCCACCTTTCGCCCACGTGATAGAGTTGACGTTGTCCGGACCCGGGTTGACGGCACGAACCATGTCGTTGCCGGTCAGGGTCGTCTCGACCATGCCACAGGCCGCGAGCAGGCGGCGAAGCATCGGCGAGTTGCCCCGGATTTCATGCTGGAAAGACATGGAACCGAGGATGCGACCCATCTTGTGTTCCAGCGGGGAGAAGGTGTCCCGGGAAAAGTTGCGTTCCAGAACTTGCGGGTCCACGGAGTATTCCGGTTCTCCCACAAGGGCGGCGTCTGCGGCGGCATCCAGAGCGACCGCCGTGCCGGGGGTCACTTCGTGCTTGGCGAGCAGAACGGCCTTCGAGGTCATGAGGCTCATTTTGGCGGTCTCCTACTTAGTTGATCCGAGTGGGATCGGAAACTTGATGGCGATAGGTGACTACGTACTGCACGATGCCACGAATAATCACGTCGTCCGACGTCTCCACGTCAAACTCGTTCCCGACCTCTATAACATTCAAACTGTTTCCACCGCAATACACGTCCTGAGCAATCAGGAACTGGACGTGTTTGAGGATATCGCGGCACTGTTCACGGATGGGTTCACCCGTGTACGCCCGGGCTTCGAACTCGATGTCCACCCGGAGGTTCGAGCGATAGTGCTGGACTTCCAAGTCCTTCTGCTCGCCCACGTCGATGATCGCCACCGCACGGGTATCCCGCTGCGAGAGGGCGTGATCTTCGATATCGTCGTTGGTGACGTGGTTCCAGTACGTCGTACTGTCCACCTGATACGCCTCGAAGCGGTCGATCAGGTTCTGAACGATGGCTTGGCGTACTGTCTCATCTTGGATCGGCATGGCTTATTGCACCCGGGTTCACGCGGAGGAACCCGACGGGCCTCTCTCAATAGTGTCGGCGACCTTCTTTCCCCACTTGGAGAGGAACAGGCCAACATGCCGGTCCCACGCGTTGTTCATACCCAGACGGGGACGAATGCGGACCGACGGCTTCAGGACGTACAGCGGGACCGGCTTCTTACCGCGTCCCCGGTTTTGCATGATGATCAGGTTGCCCTTCTTGGACTTGATCACGAACGTATTCTTCCACTTGCGGGCGGACTTTTTCTTCGGGGTGCCGTCCCGGTTCAGGGCGGCGGGGAGGGGCACCGTCAAATACTTCGACCGGCGGGGGGTGATCACTCCGCCAGTCTCGTGGATGCTCATGGTCCCCGTGGACATGCCAAACTCGGTGAATTGGTTCTGGCCGTAGTTCCGCCCTGTCGCGCCCTTGCCAGAGGTGTACGCGAAATACCGGCTGTCGCCGATAGACTTCAGGCCCTTGCCGGAACGTTTCTGAAGGCGGTCGGTCGGGTTGACGGTCTGGCCGTTCCACTTGGAGCTGTGCAGGTTGCGCATCTCCTTGTAGACGGTGTTCATCGCCTTTTTGGCCCCGCGCTCATACTCCTTCATGTAGCGCTTCTGGTATCCGAACATCCACGTGACCCAATAGGCCATTGCGGAGAAGATATCCTCGAAGTCGCGTCCGAATGCCCGGACCTTGATATAGTCAGGACGGTTCGACATTAGCCCTTTCCGTGCAGGGGCCGAACCAGATGGCGGACCATCGCGGCGGCTTCGTTGGCGAGATCGGTGCCCATCAGATCGACGGCATTGTCCTCACCCTTGGAGGTGCGATCTTGACCGGTGCCGATATTCTCGATGGCCCGGGTCTTGTACAGGAAGGCGACCTGACGGGCACAGGCTTCAGCCAGAGCCGGAGCGCTGGCGACCACTGCGTCGTTCAGGTTCGTGAAGCCACTGTCGTCCTGAGAGGCAAAGCCCGCCGTGTAGACCACCTTCAGGAAGTCCGCGCCCTTTGCGGTCGCGATATACAGGTTCAGGATGCCGTCGTCAGCTTCGAGGTAGTAGCCCTTGTCCGCCACGTTCAGCAGGGTCTGGGCGTTGAAATCTCGGCGGGGGTCGTAATTGACCGTGATCGCCGGGGAAGTGGCAACCGGCCAGCCCTTCAGGAAGAATGAGCGTGCTTGCCCTTCCACCCGGGTCGCGGCCTGATAGCCAACGCTTCCAGCGACGTTGTAGCGCGTCGTGCGAGTGTCCTGCGTGTGGAACAGCTCGGTGTATTCTTGGGAGGCGAACGAGCGGCGGCAGTACCGCTCCAACTGGTTGGACGCGATTTCGATCAGGGACTTCAGCAGGTCGTCCTGCGAATTGTCGTTGGCACGGATCGGCATGAGAGCCTTGGCCGTGTCAAGATTGATCAGAGCAGTCATCACGTCCTCCTAAGAAAAAAGGCACGGCCCGGGTATGGACCGTGCCCCTTCCTACCACCATCCGGTGGAATTAGCGAGCCCGTGCGCGACCGCGAGGACGTGCGCGAGCGGCGGTCTTGCCAGTATCAGAGCGAGCCCGGGCACGTGCCGTACCCTTCGCCGGAGCATCACTCTCTTCGGTCTCAACGCCCATGAAGTCTTCAGGGCGAAGTTTCAGTTTGCGAAGACGCTGGGCACAGAAGTCATTCGCGGCCTTGAGGGACGTGAAGAACTCGAACTTGGCCCGGGTCTCAGAGACGCCGTCTTCTTCATTGCCGACAGTGACGACGTCGGTGGCGTGCTCGTCGAGATAGTCGGCGGTGTCGTCGGTGACTTTCACCGGCTGAAGGAAGAAGAAGTCCATACGCGGCTCACCGAGAAAGCTGTAAACGCGACCACGGTTCAGGACCGCGTAGAGAGCTTCTTCTTGCTTCGTTTCTTGAGGCTGCTTGTCAGTCATGGGTTGTTCCTAAACTGCCTGTGATGTGAGTGTTGATTATTCGACGACGACCAGCGGGGCCGACGTAGAAACGATGGTTGCCAGCTTGTCAGCAATGGCGTCGATGGTGTTGGCCCAGATGACCAGAGCGGCGTCGAACTCAGCCTTGCCCACGCCCGGGTCAGCAACCGTGCCAGCATCGGTAGCGATGACAGCGATGGTGCCGTCGGCAGCGTAGCCGTCGGAGTTGTCCACGACCAGCACGTCATGACCGGTAGCGACAGCCAGTTCGTTGACCTTCACAGCGACCTCATAGAGGGCGTTGTTGACAGCCAGACGCGTGACGTTCGCCTGAGTGGCCTGAGCGCCGGTAGCGGCACCCGTGACAGACTGATCAACCGCAGCCAGCGTATCGCCACCAGACGTGCCGCCGGAGTTGTCGGTCAGAGCAGAGACGCCAATCGCAGCAGCCGCTGCATTCGCCTTGGCAGCCAGAGTGGCAACAGCGTTGGCGAGCTTGGCGTTGGCCGCTTCGACCGTAGCTTCACCAGCCAGAGAGGAGCCAGAAGCGGCTTCGTTCGCGAAGGCCGTTTCGACGAGGTTGACCGCAGTGCCGGAACCACCGGAGCTGTTGGTCAGGTCCGCAACACCGGCAGCCTGCACGCGAGCGTGGGAACGAGCGAGAGCGACGAGAACGTCCTCAGTCGTGCCTTGCTTGACAGCGCTGTGCACCGGAGAAGCGGTGAGCTTCACATTTTTCATGGTCCTTATCCTTCTCTCGAAGTTCCCAGTTTGAACCCGGGTTCAGGAGGAGCCGTTAGGCTCCCCCATCACCGGAGTTCGATTAAGCAGAAGTCAGATTGATCAGCTTGGAGCAAGCCGCTTCTTCTTCGATCTGGATCGCCACGCGAGCGGTGAGGACGATGATGACCTCACGCGAACGGATGTCGCGGTCCTGTTCGATGCGCACGTTGCGCTGAACGCCGAAGATCAGGTTCTGCGGGTCCGTGAACACGAGGTTCGCAGACGGCATCAGAGCCACACCTTCGAGGCGGGAGCCCAGAACCGGCAGCGGCTGGTTGCCCGTCAGGACAGCATCACCGAGGTCGGTGCCACGCTGGGACACGGCGAGGCGGTAATCGCTCTCGATGTCCGGGTGCGAGAAGTAACGGTACGCGTTGATGTTCCGGCGATAGCGGGTCGGAACAGCCTTGCGCAGGGCGTTGAACTTCGGAGCGTCGATGGTGCCGGAAGCGGCGTCAACGACGTTGGTCGTGATACGCTTCAGGATACCGTCGTGCAGGGCGAGGTAGGCGTCGCCGGAAGCGGTGTCACCGAGGATGAACAGCTCTTCGAGGTCCAGAGCCGCACGCTCAGCGATGAGCGCGAGGATGGTGTCTTCCAGATTGTCACGCTCGATGTTGTCCTCGAAGACTTCGTACGGGATACGAATTTCCGCGATGACTTCCTGCGTGCTCATGGAGAGCTGCTCGGTCGTCGGCTTGCTGCGATCAGCAGCGGCCAGATAACGGTCGTTGGTGCCGTCGTCAGCCGCGAACGGAGACGAGCCCTGCGAAGCCGCTTTCAGGATACGAGAGCCGAAGCCGATCTTGTTGATCTTCGCATCCGGGGTGTTCATCGGAACCGTACGAACCGCGTTCAGCAGGGTCGGCTGGTCGATGAGCTTGCGGATGAACGTGTCGTTCTGTTCCGCATCCAGAAGGCCACCGTCCGCCGTCAGGTTGGACAGGGCGAGGTCGGCGCGTTGGGAGAGTTCCTTCGACATTGTGGTGTTCCTTTCCTAGTCGTCGAAAGTTGAGGTGGGGTGCTGCCGCTTAACGAAGAGGCTTCGACCGTCCGAGGAAACCGCGAATACGCAGCTCATCGCTCGACTTGCGAGCTTCAGCACGTTTCGCTTCCTCTTCACTGCCTTCATCATCTTCGTCGATGTCTGCACCATTCCGGGAACGAGCAATGTCTTCCCGACCGTCATCCTGCTCCTCTGCCTTCTCGGCGGTGGTGCTGGCGTCGCCCTCGCCATCGTCGGCGTCGTCGGCGGCGGTCAGCTCGTCGATCTTGGCCGTAAGGGCTTCGACCTGAGCTTTCAGCGCGGCGACTTCGTCGTCGGCGGGTTGGGTCTTTTCAGCATCAGCGTCGGCATCGGCCTCCGCGTCAGCTTTCTCGGTGGTCTCGGCTTCAGCCTCGACCTTGTCTTCGTCGCTGGTCGAGATCACTTCGGTCTCAACGTCGGTCACGGACACGATGCCCTGACCTTTTTCAGCGGTGTCGCGAGCCTTGCGGAAGACTTCCGTCAGCTCTTCGACCGTCATCTCCATGGCAGAAGCCATGACGTCCAGAAGGTTCTGACCAGCGCCCTTGAGAGCGGCCATCACGTCTTCCGGCATACCGGAGTATTCGAAGTCAGCGACCACCCAGCGGCAGTGCGCGACCAGTTCGGCGAGGTTCATCACGTCGTACAGGCCCTTGCGGGACGTCTCAGCGATGATGGACTTGGCGACCTCGACGTCTTCGTCCGTGACTTCCGGGGTGTCTTCCGCTTCCGGCTCGTCGGACTTCTCGGCGGTCTCGTCTTCGGCGGTAGCCTCTTCGGCTTCCGGCTCGTCTTCGGACTTGGCGGCGTCTTCCGCCGTTTCGTCTTCGACGATGGTCTCTTCAGCCGGGACTTCCTCGCCGTCTTCTTCGCCCTTGCGGACGACAGCGGGTTCGTCATCGACGGTCTTCACTGCGGAGCCACCGTCAACTTCCGTCTCGGTGTCTTCGTCGTCAGCTTCGACTTCAGCGCCAGCGACCTTGCCGACCAGAACGGAGACGCCAGCGAAATCGGTGTCGATCTCTTCCGGCTCGCCGTCGAACTCGGTGGTCTTGTTGACCACGGTGAAACCGGCGTCGGTCTTTTCGACCGTGACGTCGGTGTAGCCGCCTTCTTCCAGCCACTTCTGAACAGCGGCTTCGCTGTCAAACTTGTCGGAAGAGAAATTCAGGACGGCGATGTCATGGCCCTTAGCGGCCAGAGCGGTTTTCAGGGACATGATGTCGTTCTCCTTGAGGGCGCTGGGGTCCAGCTTGACAGTCAGGAACGGGACTTGGTTCGCGCCAGCCTTCACAATCGACACGAACTTCGGTTCCGGATCGGTGAGAGCCCGTACCCGAGCCCGTGTGGTGATAGCGTTGCGCTTCATTGGCCTAAGCCTCTCCTACAAAAACAGCCGGTGACCATGACCATCGGTCTTTTCGGTCGCCGTACCGTGACGAATTTTATGGGAGTGCCCGTTGACCACCGAGGTCCATCCTCGTGCTACGCGTCCGATGTCGTCCAGTTGGACGAAAAACAGGTGCGTATGGTCATCGTTCTCTTCGGTCTGCCCCACGTGATCGCGGACGATGTCGTATTCAATATCAACTTCGACGGCTTTGACAAGGGCTTCGAACGAGAAACCATTCAGTTCGCCGGACTTGATCTTCTCCCAGATGAAGGGGTCGTCGATCTTCACACCCAGTACCCAACTGCCGACGGGGTAGTCTCCGCCAGTCTCGCGAACGATCCAGCTTTCGATGGGGTGCGCCTTGATCGCCTCATTGTCGTGGTTCACGTCGATGGTGCGATGAAGCTCCGGGAGCTGCATGAACCGGTGAGCCATCTTCTCGATGTCTTCCGGCAGCATGATCTCGCCGTAGGTGTCCAGCACATAGGGCTCGTAGACCACGCCGTAGACCATGCGACGCTCGTGGTCGATATTCGCGATGCGTACAAATGTGGTCTTTTTCTCGGTCATGTCCGTGCCCGATGCGTAAACATGAAGCGCAAACTACTCCACGCCCGCGCGAGGGTCAACAGTGAACCCGGGTTCAATTCACTTCGAGAGTGGACCGGCAGTTGAAATGTTGGGGAGGTACGACGACGCCCATGCGTTCCAGCTCAGCGTTGGTCTTGCCGACAATGTCTTCGGCGGGCCGGAAGGGGGCCTGTTCCATAATCTCTTCGGGGGAGGAGTTCGCAGCGCGTTCTGCGATCCGGATCACAGTCGCGACTTGGAACACCATGCCGTCCAGATACTGGCAGATTTCAGAGGTGACCTCGTCGATGGTCGCCCGGTACGTGACAGTCCGGAAGCCCAGAGCTTCGGCGCTCTTCACATAGCCATAGTGATACGCCCGGCTGGCGATGTTGTTGGCCACGGTGAACCAGTACGGAGACGACCGGAACCGCTTGGTCAGAAGAGCCCTGATCTCAGAGAAGTCCGGACTGTCCAGACCAGCCGTGTTGATGGCCTTCAGGATTTCCGCTTCGAGGGAGGGGGCCACGAACTGGTTGAAGAACCGGGAGAAGGCCCACGTCGCCAGAGACGAGAACGCCTTCACGACAGAGCCGACAATCGGCAGGTCGGTCAGGCTGAACTTCACCGCCCGGGTCCGCGTCGCGGAGCCCAGAACAAAGGAGCCCATGGCGAGGGCTTCCATCTCGTCTTCCAGTGTCTTGGCTCGGTCCTCGAAGGAGCGGTTGGTCGCAGCGATGAAATCATTCATTCGTGCGATGGTGATGCCTTGGCGCTCAACCACATCCCAGCGAGAGAGGGCCAGAGCCGCTTCGTCTTCGGTGGCTTGGGTCAGGCTGGCCGCGATAGCCGCCTCTTCCGGGGAGAATTCCAGACCGCCAGTGAACCCGGGGTCAAGTTTCCGGCGTTCGTCGTTATCGAGCCAGTTCGTCAGGAGGAGGTCCATGCGAGACACATAGTGCTCGTGGTACTCCTCCTCCGTTTGAGCCACATAGGCGTCGTCGAAATTACTGCTGCACATCGGGGCGGGTCCGCTTGCGAACGGTCATGTTGGTCCGCACGTCGAACTCTGCCTTGGTGCGCACGGTGTCAGCGATAGCCTGAAGCGCTTTGCGCATGACCTTGTTCGCGTCTTCCTCTTCGGGCTCCGCGTTCGGGTCAGGCTCGACGGCTTCCGCCTCTTCGCCTTCCTCGACGGCGGTCTCGTCGGTCTCCGCGCCCTCTTCACTTTCGTCGTTGAGGTCTTCCACCGCGTTGTCCAGAGCCTCGCCGACTTCCTCGGAGCCGGACAGGGTGACCTTGTTGGCCAGCATCCGGACGATTTCCATCGGGTAGTTGCCCCACGCATGGGCGATCAGGTCGATCTCAAGGTTGAAGTGCTCGTTGGCGATGGCGATGGCTTGGTTCGGCGTCATGGCACCGGTCGTCGCCAGAGTGTTCAGAGCCGAGACGATGTCCTGCGGGTCGGTCAGGGTCGGAGACTTGGACTTGAAGGTCCAATACTTCACCCCCAGCGTCGGCAGGAGCTTGAAGTTCACGATGTCGTCAAAGCGTCGGCGCTCCGGCTCGAAGAGCTGGCTCTCGGTCACCTCGAACGACGTCTTGGCGGTTGCGTACGTGTAGTCCGTGGTCAGGCCGATGAAGAGCGGAGCCAGACGGAAGCTGGACCGGATTTTGTCGGCGATGCGGTTCTCGTACTCTTGGAACATCGCGTCCGACTGGCGCTCGCCAGCGAGGGGCTTGATGTCCAGACGCGGGACAGGGGCCGCGCCCGTGTCAGTCTGGGCTTCCTCGTCGAAGGTGCTTTCCAGCAGGAGCACCCGGTTCACCGCGTCACGTCCACGGACCTGCGTCAGGGTTTCTTCCAGAGCACGCATACCGCGCTCGGTCAGGGAGCCACCAGACACAAGAACGGCCAGCGCCGGGATGGCGTTGTCCTTGAAGAAGTCGAGGTTCGTCAGCTCGGACTGGCGAAGACCCAGAATGTTCGGGAGCTGGTTGATCCACCGGGGCAGGCCGTACGGCGTGTCGCTGTCATACAGGCGGACGTGGATGATCTCAGTCGCCTCGTCCTCGGGCTTCAGGGTCTCGGCGGCTTTGCCGTTCTCCCAGCTCACCTTGCGGGGATCGCCGAACTCCTTGAACCAGATTTTCTTGGTGCCGATCTGCTGCACGAACCGCTTGAACTTCTTCGGCACCTTTTTGGTGTCGCCGTCCGAACGGGGCAGGAATACGTCCACCTCGACCGCCGTCTTCTCCTTGGAGGTCAGACGGGTCGTGGCAGAAGGCAGATGGTAGAACCGGTCCACCTCGCCCTTCTTGTTGCGCACCACTTCGATGTAGGCGTTGCCCGTGTTCTCAAGGTCACGGCGGAGGCGTTCACGCAGCTCCTGTCCCGTGTAATCCTCGTTCGGGTAATCCATGAGCTGTTCGATGCGCTTCTTTTCCTGCTCAGCCGCCTCGGGGATGGTGCTCTCACCATCCTCGGTCTCGATGTAATACTCCTCATCGAAGTCCAGCATATAGCCGTGGGCCTCAGTGTTGGTGACAGTGGCGTCGATGCACTGGCGCAGGATCGAGCTTTCGATAGGCAGGCGCTGCAAGAAGGACGGGTTGTAGGGCGGCTTGATGACCTGCATCTCGCCGACCTGTCCGCCATACCGACCTTGCTTGGCCGCGAACACGTCGTCCACCTGCTGACTGCCTTCGGCATCGCGGAAAGCCTGAATGATCATCGGCTCTTTGGCGGCAGCCTTGAACAGATCGTTCTTGGCTTTCGTGTTCTTTTTCTTCTGCTCGGTGGTATCGGACATGGGGCAGCCTCGGCCTAAGCTGGTAAATCTCGGGCCGAAACTAACTCACGTCTCAGTCATTGTCGAGTTCGAACCGTCGCACCGGAACATTTGCACCCGGGTTCACGGTCTCCTCTTCCCGCTCCACCTCCCGAAAGAGGCCGTGACCGCACACTTCCTTGGCGAAAGTCTGGATGCACTCACGAGTGTTCAAGGGCTCGTTCCCACGCCGGGAGCCGTACCGTCGGCGGGTCCACTTGAACATGCCCAAGTGCGGGGCCGCAAACTGGATACCCCGGCGGGACCAGCTCGGATTGTCCAGCTTGGCACCGGGCTCCCGAAGAGGTTCCACAGATTTCGCCAGACCGCGCAGGTAGTTCAGGCAGATGTTCGCTGCATGCGCCAGCCTCGGTGCACGGGTGAACGCTCGGCGGACTTGACGGTCGTACACGTTCACCGTGGCCGGGGTCGAGGGAAGGTTCCCCAGTTCGATGATTTTCAACGCATAGACGTAATCCTTGCGCGGCTCTTCCGGGCCACCACCCACGGGGAACGCGTAGCCGATCATAGCGATGGGCTCGTTCGTGCCCCGGCCCTGCCCGATCAGGACGAACGGTTGCAAGCGGGCGATCACCCGGCCTCTGCCCTTGTCGCTGCTCACATGACGCTGAACATTCCTGAGATTGATGATCTCAGGGTCCGCCGGAAACGACTTGGTTCTGACCGGGAGCGTGATGTTCTGGTAGGCGTAACCACCGTTGCCCACCATGTAGCGCTTCTCGTGCATGCGGGTCTTATCGGTGAACCCGGACAAGTCGTGAGCCACAGGCAGATAGGCGACCGTCTTCCAGTTGTTCAGCACCCGGTCGGGGAACCCCATGCCGTAGCCTTCGGGCAGGGTCGCCGAACTGGTCACCTCACGCAGGCTGTCCAACTCCTCGAAGTCGAAGCCCCGCTTCCGGGTGGTTGCCCGTACCGTGTGGGCTTTCTTACGCTCCCACTCTTCCTCGGACAGTTTGGTCTGCTTCACGGCCTCCCGGGCGAGCGGTCGGCTGGCCAATTGGCGGCAACCGGCCTCCACGTCAGACGACGGTCCCTTGTCGATCTCGAACGCCGCGATCTCCCGTGCACGCTTGTACATATCCCAGAGCGTGACATGCCGACGTTCCAGAGGGCGCTCGAACCATTCGGCCAGATGTCCCGCGTCGAGGCCCATGTCGCTCCACCCTGTGCGAGACCGCATTCGGGTGTTGCTGTCCATGGACGGGTGCATCGTCGTGGCCTTGGGCAGGTCTCTCTGCGCCTGAACAATAATCGCTTCATAGCCGCGCCAATGTGTGTAGGTCATCCACGCCGGGAAGCTCTTGGCCTCTTCGTCCGACATGCAGATGACGCAAATGTCGCTGTCCCACCGCTCCGAGAGGGCGCTATCGCCGACCAAGCGACGGCCTTCACCGGGGCGCTCTTTGTGGGTCGCTATGCGCTGCTTGTGCGAGCTGTCCCGGTTACCGAGATATTGGCGCATGGCCACCGCCTCGACCACCGGCCAGAACCGGTCACCGTCCACATGCCAGCCATACCCCTCGATCAGTTCGATGATCTCTTGGGCCTTCTCATGGCGGAACAGCGGCATCATCGTCCCCACTTGAGGAGCACGAAACGTGCCGATGATGTCGTCCATGTCGAAGTCGATATAGACCCAGTTCTTATACGCCCAGTAGGGGGCGCTGAAGCCTTGGGTCTTTGCATTTCTGGAATAGTAGTCGGAGCGCTGGCCGACCTTGATGCCTATGAACATTCTGTATCCCCGGGTTATTGCCTTACTTTAAGAACAATACCCTATCCCAGAATGTATGTCAATCCCCGTCGAAGTCGATCATCCGGCTCGGAGCGGGGGCATCCGGCGTGGGTGAACCCGGGTTCACAGGTGCATCTTCAGGGAGGTCAGGCTCGGGAACCATGGTCGCAGGCTGCGCATACGCAGGGGTGGGGAATAGTTCTTCGAACACCCGGCTCATGGCAGCCTGCATTTGCTGCTGAACGCGTTCCGGGGCGTAGTGCTCCAACTGACTGATCAGGCAATCCTCGTCCATATCGACATGGGCGACAATCGTCACTCGGCGTTGGCGGGTGTCCATATTCTGCTCGATCTGCATATGGGCAGAGCTGACAGAGGCGGGGGGAGGGGTCCATCCACGGGACCGTATCGTCCGGGTCACCTCGACGCCGTACTCATTGACGGCGGCGTAATCGACCACACACTGGTTGGTGTGCGGGTTGATGTAGACTTCCACGTCGGATACGGAGCCCTCTTGCAGCCCGGGTGCGTTCGGCTGCGAAGGCGTTCCCGCGAGATACCACCCCTCCCTACGGTTCATGGGTTACCCCTTGAGACCGACCGTCGGGTCGAAGACGGTGTTCCCTTCCTTGTCTTGGCCGAAGCCAAGCGTGGCGGCGAGCGTCTGGCGGCAATCCATGAAGCCCAGCTTGTGGCCGCGAACCATGGCCTTGTTCATAGCCGCACAGATGTAGTCCTGAATGCCGTGGTCCTTATAGTCCGCCATCAGGAGGAACATGTCCCCATGGACGGTCATGATCGCGGCGTGCTCGGAAACGCCATCGACGCTCTCGACGACGACGAAATACTTCAGGCCGACGTCCGGATTGTCCTTGCGGTACTCTTCCAGAGCTTCCGGGTTGTCGAAGCGCATGGGGCCTTCAGCCTGAGCGGCAGGGGCGGGGACAGTGCCGGACGACATAGCGGTGTCCGCTTTCGGGTCGGCCTTGGGAGCGACACTGTTGGGTTTCGCAGCAGGCTTCTTGGCAGCCGGACGCGAACGCTTGGTGGGTTTTGCGGTCATATGAACCGTCTCCTACGCGGGGTTGGTGACAGGATGTCAGGTGGAAGGGGGGCCGAAGCCCCCACTCCCGTTTACGAGTTCGGGGTTGCGGTCACATTGCCTTTGGCAGTGAACCGGCCCCAGATCGTCAGCACGAAGCCGACGACACCAGAGATACCCGTGGCAGCAGCCGCGAACATCTCGTTGGCGTTTTCGATCTCCGCCGGATCGATCTCGACGCCGAACAGAGCCGGACCGACGAAGCCGATGAAGGCGAGGATCGCGCCCCAGATGGTCTTGGAGCGAAGAGCGAATTTGTTCTCGGGCATGGCGAGAAGTTCCTTCTAGGTTACGAGCCCTTGCGACTGCGACGACGCGACTTCGGAGCTTCGGCTTCTTCAGCCTCGTCCGCAGCCTCGTCCGCAGCCTCGTCGGGGCGGGTCACCAGCTCTTTGTCAGAGCTGTCCTCTGCCGGGGCTTCCTCGACAGGGGCTTCTTCGGCTTCAGGGGCCGGAGCCTCTTCGCCATTCAGGGCGGCAGCGATCTCTTTGGCGATACCCGGACCGGTACGGGCGATGCCGTCGTCCTTACCGCACAGAGCGATGCGCTTGCCTTCGGCGTCAATGACGTTCACGCCATCAACAGTGACAGGGGTTTTGATGCCCATGATGTCACCTCCTCGTTTATACTGCGACCGGAGCTTTGATCGCCGGGTGCGGATCGTAGCCAGTCAGGGTGAGATTGTCCATGGTCGCCTCACAGAGGTCATCGAACTCGCCGGAGACCTCAAGGGTCGGCAGAGGCCGAGGATCGCGGGTCAACTGCTCGTTCACCTGTTCCATGTGGTTCTCATAGATGTGAACGTCGCCGAACGTGTGGATCAGCTCACCCGGCTGAAGCCCCAGCTTGTACGCCATGAGGTACACCAGAAGCGAGTAGCTGGCGATGTTGAAGGGCACGCCCAAGAACATGTCAGCCGACCGCTGATACAGATGAGCCGAGAGCTTGCCATCCCGGACATGGAATTGGGTCAGAAGGTGACAGGGCGGAAGTGCCATGTTGCTCAGGTCGGCCACATTCCACGCCGTCAGGATATGGCGTCGTGAACCCGGGTTCACTTCGAGCTGGTCCATCAGGTGTGTCACCTGATCATACCGGAGCCCGCCGCTGCGCCAGTTACGCCACTGCGCCCCGTAGACCGGGCCGAGATCACCGTTCTCGTCGGCCCATGCGTCCCAGATATGGACGCCCTTCGCTTGTAGGGGCCGCACGTTGGTCGCCCCGCGCAGGAACCAGAACAGCTCCTCAGCGACGCCCTTCCAGTAGACCTTCTTGGTGGTCAGGAGGGGGAAGCGTTCGGAGATGTCATAGCGGAGCTGTGCGCCCAGAATAGAGCGCGTGCCCACGCCGGTTCGCTCCTCGACCTTGTCCCCTGTGTGGAAGATGGTCCGCAGGAGGGCCAGATACTGCTCTTCTGCCCCGATCATTGGCCGGTGGACCCATAGCCGCCGGAACCGCGAGCCGTTTCGTCCAGCGTATCGACTTCCTCGAATTCGACCGGAGGGACTTCCTTGATCAGGCCCTGACCGATGCGGTCACCATGGTTGACCATTTGCAGTTTGCCGGAGTTGTTGTGCAGCATCACGTGAACTTCGCCGCGATAGTCGCTGTCCACGGTGCCCGGGGAGTTCTGGACCGTGAGGCCCTTCTTGAGCGCCATACTCGAACGGGCACGGACTTGCATCTCGTAACCCTTCGGAACCGCGAACGCGAGGCCGGTGGCGACCAGCACTGTCTGCCCGGGGTTGATCAAGACGGCGGGGTCTTTGCCCAGATCGGCGTGGAAGTCGAACCCGGCGGCACCTTCGGATTGGTACGCGGGAATGACCGCCGTCGGGGTGAGGCGTTTGACTTGGACCTTCATGGGGTTTCCTTTCTAGTGATACCCGTTGAACGGAGTGACATACGCAAGGAACATCTGACCCATGGTCGCCATGCTGTCAGGTTCCAGATCGTTCCAGCGCTTGATGATCTCGTTGTCCCGGCTCTGGATGGTCAGGTCGCCGGTCACCGAGTTGTGGTAGAGGTAGCTCCTGCCATCAGGGAACACGATGCGCTGGTTCCAGTGCATGACCAGCTCGGGCATGTAGACGCTGGGTTGTTCAGCCAAGACACGGAAGACGTCTTCCTCGGAGGTCTGGCTCAGGTAGGAGACCAGCTCCAAGAGACCTTCTTGCAGGGAGCCCTTGTTGAACAGCTCACCTTGCCGTGCGGGAGGGGAGAGGTGGATATGATACTCGTCCCCGCGAATGTAGAAGTCCCCACCATGGAAATGCGCGTAGCTGGCGCACTCCTCGCGGAACTCCATCTCTTGATCGTCGTCGTCCATAACACCCGGTCTGTAGTTGCCCATATGGTCCCCTTTGTAGCTCGAACTTACGCGCATGAATAGCCCCCATGGTGCGCTTCTTCGAGAGGCGTTGGGGGCCTGATCAAGAACACCATACCACACCTAGATTGTAAGTCAAGCGGTGTCCTGATACGCGAAGACCCGGCCCTCGTGAGAGAAACCGGGTCTTCATGGCCAGCGCAGAAACTGTAGTAGGGCAACTCAGTCAGGGACCGCGCAGTCCGGGGATGCAGGTTTATACATAGGTGTCATGCCTCGGTCAAGAGCATGTAACCCCGACCCCGCACATTCTTGATCCGGTACGGCGCGATCTTCTTGCGCAGGCGCATGATCAGGGTGCGCATCACAGCCACAGAGTTCGGGGGTTCCATGTCCGGGTTCGGATACATCTCGTCCAAGATGTCGTCCATGGACACGATGCACCCGGGTTCACGTGCGACAAATATGGCGCATAACACCGTCTCCATATCCGTAAGGTGCCGTCTTTGGCGCATTACGATGACGGTGCGGGAGGACTTGGCCAGATGGATCACGCCTTCCTCCCCAGATTGAGCGGGCGGTTCCGGTTCGCGTTCCGCTTGGTGAAGCCCGGGCTCCGTACGCGGTTGCCGTCTGCCTTGTAGGATTTGATCTGGGCACGGATTTTCGGGAAGCTCGTCGCTGCGAATACCGCACCGGCCACGGCATCGGCCACGTCCTTGGAGCCCTTCGGCGGGTGATCCACGATGGACTTCTCAGCGTTGAATTCCAGAGTGGACAGTTCGTGCCGAAGCATATCGTTGTCCACCATGTCGAGGCGGTTCTGGTAGATGGCGTCGCGCAGGGTCATGTACGGCTCGACCGTCCGGTCCACCGAGACTTCCTTCGCCCGGATGCCAGCCTTCCGGATCAGTTGCAGGCTCTCCGTGGACTGGAAGCCGTCATAGCTGATCTGGCGAATGTTGAAGCCCCAGTAATTGGCGAGCTGAAGCACCCAGTCCCGGACAGCCGAGACCTCAATCGGGTGTGCCTTCGACGGCTCGATACCGAACGCTCCGACTACCGTGAACATGGGCAGGTTGTGCACCATGGTCGGGTCGTCAGGGTCGTTGACCGCAGAGAAGCCCTCATGCCGGACGATGGCGATGCCGCAGCTATCCCCGGAGATGGCCAAGTCAACGTGCACCCAGTGGTCCCGCTCCATCTCGTCCTTGTACGGCAGCAGGTCTTCTTCCACGGCGGGCATGCCATCCTTGCCGTAGTTCACATTCTGCTTCTTGACGAACAGGATTTGCTCACGCTCCCGCCAGCGCATGATGCTGTCCACGATCTTCACGCGGTTCGTGATGAACGGGCTGATCGCGTCGGTCGCCACGCCGAGGATGTCTCGCTGGGCACCCGCCGGGTCACGCTCGAAGCTGTCGAGGAAGTTGTCCGGCACCTCCATGATCGTGCCGCCGTCGGGGTAGTCCCGGCCTTCGACCATGCCGTCTTCAATGATCATGGGCTGATAGTCTGCCGAGCCCACGAGGAACTTGAACTTGGTCTTGGACAGGTTCGCCGACGGCACCACGTCGAAGCGTCGCTTGCGGAAGACGTAGACGCCAGACTTCTTCTTCGTGTCCCCCTGCTGTACCTCGCGCATACGGCGGTCCATGAAGTCGTCTTCGTATCGGGTCGAGGACAGGACGCACAGAGCACCCATGTTGATGCCCGGCGTCTGATAGGTACGCTCACGACGACGTGATGTCTCGTTGTAGATGATCTCGGCCTGATCGTAGAAGCCGCCTTCGCCCCGGGCACCTGCCACCTGCTTGGACTTCTCGATGATCGACATGAAGTTGATCTCGTCGATCATGCCGCCGATGATGTTCTGGCCGAGGATCGCCTCGTGCAGCGCCAGCATGGGCACCAGACGGACACCGTTGGAGAACTTCATCTCCCGGGTCGTGTAGCGGTCCCAGTTGGTGTGCTTCTTCGCGTACGGCATGTTCTCGATGGCCTTACGCAGTGGGCCATAGATCACTCGCTCCGTGACCTTCATCGACACGGACATGAACGCGAACACGATGTCGGTCACCGACGCCATGCCGAAATAGCGCTGGGGGCTCTTCAGGCAGGTCGTCAGATACCAGTGGTACGCATTGAGCGCGAAGCTCATGGTCGTCTTGCCCGTACCAGTCGCACCGCCGAGTAGGACTTCGTGATTGTGCGTCGCCCCAGTCCAGACGTCCGGAGCCATGGCGATGATCTCTTCCCGCAGCTTCGGCCAGATTTGGACCTGACCACCGAGGAATTCCGGGCTGTCCAGAAACTCTTCGATCTGCACCGGGAACTTGTTCAGCATCCGGAGGTGGAAGAGGGGCCACGGGTTGTCGTTCTCGATACACTCTTCGGCAGCCCACTCGTGAGCCTTCCCGATCCGGGGGCCGAGATGCTGGGAGACCTTCAGCATGGCTTCCGCCAGCCGCTTCGCCTCGACGTTCAGGGACTTGTCTACGAACATCAGAACAGCCCCTTCTCACGCTCTTCGAGAGTGGAGGTTTCCAGTTCGCCCAGCTTCTCCTTGAAGTCCTCCTCGCTCTCGACGTCGTCACGCACAGCGATAGCCAAGAGGCGGTCGATCTTCGCCATGTCCGTACCGGCGCTCTCCTCGATATCGCTCTGCACGATGAGCGGGGCGAAGTCGAAGTATTTGGAGTTCAGGAGCGTAGACACCATGCGCTGCTGCGTTTCCAGCACCAGACGGCGGAGGGCTGTCTTCTCCGCGTTGGTCGCATTGGACGGCAGGTTGATCAGGTCGCGCTGTACACCGGCCATGATATTCCCGAGCGGCATCAGGAGGTCGGCGACCATCTGTTGCGGATCGGTGTAGGCCAGCTTCTCACGGCGTCGGCGTCGCAGTTCGACGTAATAGTTCCTCAGCGTGTTTATGCTGACCCCGAGCTGGTTCGCGACCGCTTCATCGGACAGGCGAGCCGGTTCCAGCATGGCGAGCATACGGAGCTTGGCTTCCTTGCCGCCCGACGGGGACAGAGCACGCCCGGGGTTTTCTTCCGCCGTCGCTAGGGCGCGTTCTGCGTTCGCTTCGGCGACCGGGTCAGGGCCGAGGACTTCAGCCGGGGTGGTGGACAACAGATTACGGTGGTCCGGGGGACGGCCTTCAAGCACAGCTCTCCCGGTCTCCGACACGACAGGGTCTGAGCTGTTGGCCATCTCAAGGAAGCGTCTGCGATCATCGGGCGACAGCGGGCTAGAAGGCTGTGTTCCGGGTCGCGGTCGCCACCTTGGACGTGGACTACCGTTCTCCGTTGTCATGAACCCGGGTTCACTTCACTGCTACGTATCCGCCAAACATGAACTGGCGATACAGTTGGTTGATCCTCGTGAAGCCCGCCGCTTGGAGGGCATCGGTCAGGTCAGTCTCGCGCCACGGCCACATGGACCCCTTGAGCGCTTCGGTTTTGTGCTCGATCTCGTGACCGGTGTAGCCGTTGTCCATACGCCACTTCCAATAGCGCTGGTTTTCGATGTCCTCGAAGATGCCGTCGATCTTCCACTTCTCGAACACGAACAGCATGCCGCCGGGCTGAAGAGCCGCGTATGCCTGTTGCAGCATCTTCCGGCGGTCGTCAGGGTTCGGCATGAATTGGAGCGTGTAGGCAAAGATGCAGGCCGTGGCGGAGCCGAACGTCTGCATGTCCGACCACGGGAAGGCTTCTGCCCGGGGCAGCTCACCTTGGATCGTCTGCACCCACGGATAGCGCTCCTTGACGATGTCCAGCATCGGCTGAGAGGGATCGACACCGATATAGCGCAACGGGGTCTGGCCAGCACCTTTACGTGCAGCGACCAGCCCCGCCCCGGTCGAGCACCCGAAGTCCCAGACCGCGTCGAACGGGGTCAGGTCAGCGACGCTCATGTATTCGGTGATGTGCTGATGTGCCAGCGCGTACCCCGGGATCGAACGAGCAGCCATGCTGTCGAAGATCGGGGCGACGGTCTCGTCGAAGGCAAAGTTGCTCTTCGGGAAGTGGGGGTCGTGGTTTTCCATTCTTATGCTTCCTCAATCTTGGAGAAGTCCACGCCGAGACGTTCGCCCCACGCGTCCAGAGCCTGCTGTCCCCGGTCGAGGCTTTCCCCGTCCGGATAGGGCAGATTGAACTCGTGCAGGAGAGCAGTCTTCAACAGGGACAGGTTCACACGCTTCGGGTGCTGGCACTGGAACAGGAGTTTGCCCTGCCCAGCTTTGATTTCGACCGTCTCGAAGAAGGGGTGCATCATCGCCCGCATGCCCTCGGGGTGCTCGTACTTCTGCACCTTGGGAGCCCGGTTGATGTCGCCGATCACGACGTCCTCCTCGTAGTCGAGGTCGAACACCGATACGGCGGTGGCGATCTTGCCGTCTTGGCGCACCCGGTTCAGGCGCTTCGTCCCGTCCTTGTACCGGGCGTCCCGGCAGGTGCCCGCGACTTTCGTGTGCAGGTGGCAGAGCGAATGCACCACGGTCAGGACGATCAGCCGGTCGCGGAGGAAGGGCACAGAGTTCAGTACGGCGCTCAGGAAGATGCCATCCCACGCGACCCCATTGCGGACGTCTTCCAGAAACGTATCTGTGACCTGTCGGGCCAGTTGAAGGTTCGGGCGGGTGCTGTCGGAGCCCGGGATTTCCCGGTGCACGTCACAGGGGTAGGGCTCCCATTCCGTTGCACGGATGCCCTTCTGCTCGAAGATGCGACCTTGGCGGCGTTGTCCGGCCCCGAAGTCCAGTACGGAGTTGCCGTACATCTTGCGGAACTTCGACCAGAACTTCATCGGATTGGCGAGGCTTTCGTGGGCGCTCTTCGCAGCCCCGTCCACCCACGCACGCATGGCCAGCGTCAGGTCTTCCACCACCAGCGTCGTCCGGCGGAAGGAGCCGAAACGCAGATCGTCCGCGTACTGCTTTTCCAGCGTGAACCGCATGCTGATCATGTTCAGGAGGAGCCCGGCCAGCTCAGCTTCCTCGTTCGAGATGTAGACGACCGGGTACGGATCGAGCCCTTGGATTTTGCCCGCGTTCTCCATGGCAGCCATGATACGGAAGTTCCCGTTCACGATCTCGCCAGTGTCCCGGTTCACCACGGCGTTCATCTTGACACCCCGGCGGAACAGCTTCGTGGCCATAGAGACCGCGCCCATGTCGTAGGTCCGGGTCAGCCCGTCCTTCAGATCAGCCAGCGGGACCATCTCGGGGTTCACGCAGCGGAAGAACTCGTCGCTGGTCACGTCCTTGTCCGGCACCGCGTCCAGCTTCGCTTGGAGGTCGTACAGGCCGAGCTTCTTCAGGAGCTGCTGGCTGTCCTCTGTCCCGGCCATGTCATTGGTCGCCCGGTTGAAGATCACGTTCAGCGTCTTCGCGGTCTCACCATGGGAGCCCTCGGGGTTGATCTCCATGACCGGCGCATGGGTGCAGTTCAGATTGGTCGCCGTCAACAGGCGTTGGTGCCCGGACAGGAGCCGACCATCGGGGTCCGCGTACAGGGGCAGGATGAAGCCGAGCTTCCGCAGGGACATACCCAGCAGACGGAGGCGTTCCGTGTCGGCTTCTCGGGGGTTGTACGCCGCAGGTTCGAGGTCGGCGAGGGAGATGAGTTTTGCTTCCGCCATGGCAGATGCCTCCGATCTTGAACGTGGTTAGGCGGCGTTGCTCTCCGTGGCTTTCTCGCCCTCGTCCTCGGTGTCCTGAGCCGAGACCATCTCCTTGCGGCGGTCGTAGGCTTCCTTCAGGCCCAGCTTTTCAGCGAGGCTTTCGAGGGTCTTCTCGGGGTTGTAGTCGTTGGCCTTCATCTGCTCGTCCCACCAGTGGTCGAAGTCCTCGGTGAGTACGAAGAAGCCCAGCATGCCGCCGAAGGCGATGCGGGCAGAGAGGCCGTCACGGGTCTTGCCGTTTTCGTAGCCGCCACCATGGGCGGTGTTGATGCCGTCCGGGGTTGCGTTGGTCTGGCCAGAGGTGGCGTCGTCAGCGTCAGCCAGCCCGGCCAGAGCACCATCACCGAGACAGTCGAGAGCGACCACGTTGGACAGGCAGTCCAGCTCTTCCTGCTTCCAGCCGAACTGCACCATGTCGATGCCGGACTTGGTGAGGGCAGCGATCTCGGTGGCCAGCTTGTCGAAGTCCCAGTCCGCCAGTTCGGAAGTCTTGTTATCGACGATGCGGAAGGTGTCGATCTGCTCTTTCGTCAGGTGACGGGCACGGATCGCGGGGATGGTCTCGTAGATGTCCGTCTTGGTCGGATCATCCTTCAGGATGCGGGTGATGGCCTCAAGGCGGGTGTGGCCCGCGACCAGTACGTTGTCGTCGTCAACGACCACGGGGACCAAAAAGCCGAACTCTTCGATGGAGTTACGGACCGCTTCGATGGCGGCTTCGTTGTCACGGGGGTTGTTGTCATAGGGTACAATGTCCCCCGGTTTGATATGCTCGAACGAAACCTTCGCGGTCATGCTGGTGTCTCCAAGTCGCTCTGCTGCGCCGTTAGTGCCCGGCTGATGAGGCGAAAATACACACAAGCATAAACGGCTGGCAACCCTATTTGCACCCGGGTTCAGCGTTTTTATGCGGCGTCGGCCTTCAGGAATGCCGGAAACGCCTGCTCAGGCAGGTCAGGTTGGACCCCCTCGAACGCCTTGATCCACATGGCACAATGCCCCGAACGGACGATGTCGTTGATATCAAACTCGATCACCGGCACCGGAAGGTCGTATTTTTCGATGAGCCCGAGCATATGTTCGAGCCCAGACCCGGTCCGGATGTCCTTCTGCATGATGTCGCCGTTCACCACGACCTTGGAGCCTTCCCCGATACGGGTCAGGAACATCTTCATTTCAGCCGGGGAGGTGTTCTGCGCCTCGTCCAGAATGACGAATGCGTCCTTGAAGGAGCGACCGCGCATGGTCTCGAAGGGGATCACTTGGATTTTCTTCTTGTTCTCGCCCCACCAGCCGCCGCCCATATGGGTCTTGATCGCGTCCATGAGGGGAACAACCCAGTCTGCCATCTTCTCTTCCTCGGAGCCCGGGCGGAAACCCAGCGGGCGACCGGCAGATACGTTGGGGCGGGAGAGGATGATCCTGTCGATCTCGCCGTCGTAGACCATCTCAGCAGCCTTGCAGGCCGCGACGTAGGTCTTACCCGTGCCCGCCGGTCCGAAGACGACGGTCGTGATGGCTTCGTGGATGGCAGCAATCAGGTCGGATTGAGCGTTAGTGAGGGGCGAGAGAGGTGTGATCTTGTGTCCGTTGCTCTTACCTTTTGCAGTCCGCTTGCTCACAGTCCACCTCCTCGGGTCTCACTAACTGGCTTATCAGTTGCATGGCGTGCACCCGGGTTCAACCTCCCTTTTCGCTTGACATGCGGATCGTTTATAAAAACGACCCCCGCCATGTGAATGACAGGGGCCGCAAGAGGGGTTGTGTTCGTGAGCTGTGGCTCGCTAACAGAGCATATGGAAACCCGGCGGCGCACGGGCCTGAACATTGGTCAGGCGGACCGGCTGAGGGGCAGAAACGTCGGCGGTCTCGAAGAGGGCTTCACCGCCCTCGGTACTGTAGGCCGTGAAGCGCTCGACCACCACATCGGCGTCGGCACGCACGTCCAGAAGATCGAACGGGTAATCCGGGGCGACGTCAGCCGTCACCGCGATACTTCGCTCGAAGTCCAGTGCCTCAGCTTGCGACGGCAGGGTCGCGAACATCAGCATCGAGATCGCCATGGACGCGAGGATGAAGAAACGTTCTTTCACCATTTCACTCTCCATTGGCTCAAAGACAGGGCTTGGTCCCTTATCCGTCACGCGCCCTGTTCAGCGTGAGCGGCGGGTTCTATTGACCTAGAGGTCGCTGTAATCGCCCGCGATGATTTCAGAGACCCGGCCAGAGTTCAAGCCGAAATGCTGGGCCGTGGTCTGAATGGGCTCATCCGGGAACGCCAGTCGGCGGGCCAACACACTGTCGCGGAGGCTGGCCGTGACCGGGTTGGACTGGACAGAGACCCGGCCTTTGAAGTCCCGCGTCATCTTCGGGAGGACTTCGTCTTCCAGAATGTCAGCGGCTTCGGTCGGGGTGATACGGGTGCCTGCCCGAAGGTCGGCAATCAAGCGCTCGATGCGCTCACGGGCTGCGGGGATGTTGCTACTCATTGGCCATCTCGTTCTTGAAGTCGATTTCGCTGTACTCTTTCTTGATGCCCGGGCGAGAGCGCCCGTCAACACCAAGGCTCAGAAGAGTACGTGCCTGTGCCTCGGTGATTTGCTTGCCTTCCCGCCAATACTGCACCGTCTTCCACGGGCGCTTGGGGATCAGGTATCGGTTGATCGGCTGAGCCGGGTCCGGGGTGTGGAGCCAATACTTGCTGGTCTCCGCGAGCACGAACACGTCCGGCTGATCGGGGTCTTGCGAGTTGTCCGCGAAGAGCTTCATGTGGATGGGCAGCTTCTTCGGGTCGATGGTCTTCGTGTCGATCCGCTTCGAGTACGGGCGGATGGCAAGGAAAGGGCAGACCTTCAGGGCGTAGGTGGCGCAGTCCTTGTGCGCCGGGGGGTCGATATACGCCCCGTTCGGGTGCATGGCGGACAGGATGCCTCCCACGAACCACGCGGTGCGTTCCAGCTTCCCGCCACAGATCGAGCAGCGCTTCTCCGCGATCACCTTGGACACCATGGCGGTATCGTTGACCGTGAAGTGCGGACGACCGTCGATGTCCCGCATGACGATCACAGGGATCGGCAGACCACGCTTGTCGGTCGGCAGCTTGGCGATGCGTCCCGGCATGGGCACATCTTTCATGGTACGGAATTCTCCCATCGGCTTCCCTCTTCGTTTGCCTTACATTCTGATACTAGCCTTGGCCGTCATCCAAGTCAAGTCCACGCTGTGATAATTCTGTGTGCTCGTACGGGTCTTCGTCTGCACCCGGGTTCAAGGGGTGCCAGTGTCCGACCAGACGGCGGTTCTCGCCTGTGCCCGCATAGATCGGGATCGGCTCGCTGATCTCTCCGACACGCACCTTGTCACCCAGTTCGAGCGTGGGCACGCCTTGGACATTGAGGACCGCCGGGATGTCGGGCACAGGAGGATGGCGTGTCTGGATTGACCCACCAAACAGCTCGCCCCCAATACGGCTCTCCCGCTCGACGGCTCGCCTCATGGCCTCGTGGACTTGGGTGCTAAGGCTGTGAGGTATTTCACTGGCAGGAATTTGCTGCGCGTTCACATACCCCCCAGAGCGGAAGCGCCCAGTCCGGGAACCGGAATAGACCTCTGCCCCGATATCTCCCACCGGTTCGTTCAGGTATTCTTCGATATCGTTTCGTTGCTGCGGCGAGACTTCCATGCTGTTGAGCAGATGGCGCATCGCGTCGAAGCCGTTACGGGCCGGGACCACGCGTTCAGCAAGGGCGTCCATCTCGGCCAAGGAACGCTCGACTTCCGCCATGCGCCCCTCGGCTCGTTCGTTACGTCTCTGGCGTCGCGCCTCGTGAGGGTTCGCCGCCGGGATACCGTCTGTGTGTCGTCTAGCCAAAGTCGAGCCTCCGTATCGGGGGACTGAGTGCGTCCTGCTGTGCCTTCATCGCCTTGATGATCTTGTTCGTCGGTGCCCCAGATGCCTTGGGGGTGTCGATAGTCTTCGCCTGATCGAAGAGGCGCTGGATGTCCCCGTCCATCAGGTTCACTGTACGACGCACGCCCGCGATCTCAAGCCAAGCCCACCGACGGCCCGGGGTGGTCACTGTTCGACCACCAGCCGCCTGCACCCGCATGGTCTCGGTTTCGATGCCCGCAGCGACGGTCATGTCAGGGTGCTCGTCTCTACTCCGGGGAGCGTGGGCGATCTCTTCGTACCAGCGGTCCAGATCGAGGCCAGCCACGAACCTGCACATGGCGTCGTGCATGATCGACCCTTCCGGGAATGCGAACTCACCTTCAGGGGTGTCGCCGCAACGGTCACGCCAGCCTGTCGTCTGCTCCCCCATGAGTATCCACCCGACGGCTGCGATGAACACGAGCGGTCGGAGGTGCCCGTGTTCACGCAGTTTCCCGTTCAGGAAGTTCTGGGTCCACCGGGGGTAGTTGCCGTTGTGGAATTCGTATGTCCAGCAACCGTCCCCGAGGTTCATCCCTGCATCCCCTTGACCATGCGCACGCTGCGCTTCGCATTCGGGGTGTCCGGGGTGTACAGGTAGGACAGGGTGCCATCGACCGCCGCCCAGCGTTCGTCGTCGGCAGAATAGATGCCGTACCACGTCAGGCCGACGATGCCAGTGTCCCCGCCCAAAGTCATCGGGACGTAGCCGCCGGAGTGCTTGACGTAATAGCGGCTGTCCGGACCGACATAAATGCCGGTCTCACGGAAGGGGCCGTTCTTCGAGCGGATCACGGTCGAGAACGGGGTGGATTTGAAAATGCCCATGAGGCTTCTCCTTGGTTGTGGGTATGCACCCGGGTTCAATCGTCAGACCTTGGTTTCCAGCTTGCTCATGCGCTGCTGCAAGGATTTGATTTTGTCGTCCAGCGTGGTGAGGACTTTGTACGCTTCGGTCTCCGCCTCCACGAGAGCCTTCTTGATCTTGGCCATCTCAGCCTTGATCTGTTCGGCTTCCTCGTTGGTGGTCTCGTCGCCGTAGAGCATCACCCGCATCTCCTCGACCCAGATACGCGGGACGTTCAGACGGTCGGCCAGCTTCGCGTCGGTCATGTCCTTCGCGTAGCCTTTGTCTTCGATGTAGTGCTCGTCGAGGGCGTCCCGGATTTTCCGGCGGTCGGAGCGGGATGGATCGGGGCGTGGTGCGGTCATGGGCATGGTCTCTTCAGGTTCGGGCACGGTGTCGATGACCCCGTTGTCCTTGGCAGCGGCGATGCAGGCCGGACAGGTGTCCAGCTTGCGCTTGTCGTTCTTCCCGACGATCCAGTCCTTCTGCTGGAACTTCCGCCGGACTACCTCTTCAGGCAGCGGCTTGCTGTTCGAGGACCGGATGTTGTCCGACTTGCCGCACAGGTGGCAGGTCAGGACATGGGCGTGCACCTTGGAACCGTCTTCAGCTCCGGAGGGCACTAGGGTCGTGGGGAATGCGTGCGATATCTCGCTGGTCATGGCGTCTCCCTTGGTTTGCCTTACATTCTGATACTAGCCTATCACGGGTCCGATGTCAAACGGGAAAGCGACCGAGCCACAGCAGCATCTTGCGGGGCACAGGTCTCCGGCGGACGATCTCTTGCAGGTCAGGGTAGCTGTCCTCGACGACCTCAAGGGTGCGCTTCTCCGTGATGTCCCCTGTCAGCCTGTCCAGTTTCCATACCATGCGGTCACGTTGGCTGATGAACAGGCTCCGCTTCTCGAACCACGCCACATACTCACCGTGCCAGATTTCCCAGTCCCGGGCGTTCCGTTTCCGGCGGTGATCGTTGATGATCTCGTAGAGGGGTTTCGAGATGAGGAGCCACATCAAAACTGATGAAGCGGTCAGCATAAGTATCGAGAGTATAACATCCGGGTTCATCATTGTTGACCAATCAAGCTGCGGAAAGTGAGAGAGATACGCCACGCGTCCTCGGGGAGGTCCACGGCCTTGGGGATGCGGTGGAAGTGCGTCTGCTGCATCCCGGCAGGCATGAGGGCCAATGAACCCGGGTGCAGGACAGCGCTGTTGATCGCTTCCATTCCCTTGGAGCCTTGGACCTTCCAGTCGATCTTCCGAGAGCAGTTGCCCAGCGTGATGATCGCAATCGGGTCTTCGTGGTTGATCCCCGGGTCATCGTCTGCGTGCCAGCCCAGCCAGTCGCGGCCACCGCGATACATGTTCAGGAAGCACCCTTCCAGAGACGGGGCTCGGAAACCTCCGGCGAGGTAGTAGTGCCTGATCACCTCACGCAGGTTCTTGACCAGATCAGTCATCTCGTGGGGCTCGTAGGTGCGGACGCCTCGACCTTGGCCGTAGGTGTAATCCTCGCCCAGTTCGTTCATCCAGTATTCGGATCGTGGGGCGTCCTCTCGGCGTTCCCAGTCGATCTCCGTCATCAGGTGGTTGCGGAGCATCCCTTGGCGTTTGGTCGAGATGAAATCGTCGATGATGATCATGACGTTGCCCTTTCTCTGGCCGCGTCGCGGCGCTTCTGGTTTTCCTTATGGCTCACCATTTCCAGATGGGCCGGGTTCACACACGCTCGGTTGCGGCAGACGTGATCGATTTGTTTCTTCCCCGGGATGTACCCGTTGAAGTGGGTATACATGACGCGATGGACCGCGACAGTGGAGCCGTTGAGGCTCATGCGAGCGTATCCGCCACCACGACCATCACCGGACGTTCCGCCCTTCCAGAGCCAGCACCCGTCCTCGGTGATATCCACGTTGGACATGATGCGTTGCAGGGTCTCGTGCCAGCGCTCTGTCAGGTTCAGCGGAGTACCCATGGGAACAGCCCTTCCTTGATGTCGTCCAGCAGGTTTGTCCACTTTGCTCCGATCTGACAGCGGATGATCTCAGGGATCGTGGCCCGGCGCATGCGGGTCCAGTGCCACTCCTCGTCCACCTCGCCGTAGTAGTCCTTGTGGTAGTCCACCGTGAGCCCTTCGATGACCCACCAGCCGACACGCTTCCCATCGTACATTTCGAGCATGTAGGTGAGGCCGACACCGTCGAGGCATTCGCTGATGTCACGGTTGCCGGAGTAGGCGTACTCCTCGGTGCCATAGATGCGGCGGCTCCTGACCTTGTCGCGGTAGCCACGGAACAGGATCGACAGGGGCGTCTTGATGTCCAGCTTCCCGTCGTCGGTGTCGTTGGCCGCGTGTATGGGCGCGATTTCTTTGATGAGGTCCATGTGTGTCTCCCATTGCCTTACAAACTGAGACTACCATATCAGCATTCCCAGTCAACCCCGCAAAGAAGAACCCCCTGACCATGGGGAGACAGTCAGGGGGCTCAGGGTGCGTGGGGCAGGGGGGGCTTGCCGTACCGCACCAGCCGGGGGAGGGTGTAAGGCAAACCCCCGGTATGACTTGGAGAGCGGGGTCCAGAGCTTGAAGGCTCCTTATGCCCGGGAGGCTGCGGCCTCGCTTAGATTGTCCAGCCCGTTCCGCAGTGGGGCCTTCGTCCTATCTCTCCCCTCCACTAGCCCGCCAGAAGGGGCGGGACGCGGGAGGTTTTTTCATCAAGCCCGACGGGAGTTGAACCCGTATCTCCACCGGCTCCGCAGTGGTGTCCTGTATCGCGTGTTAGACGACAGGCTTGAATTTGGTACACCGGGTGGGGCTCGAACCCAACATCGCCGCTGTGAAAGAGCGGTATCCTGACCATTTAGACGACCGGTGCATATGGGGCAGTCACGCATCCATTCTTTTCATCCGCCCGGCCTATGTCTTCAGGTGACGACGGCGGATACCCCAAATCTCGGTGAGGTCTCTCCCTCAGTCACCCATCGGCCTTTCGGGCCAGCTAAGGTCGCTCCCGACATGCTCGCCGGGTGAGAGCCAACAGGGATGGCCACAGTGCGGTTAGGCACCAAACGGAGACGCCCTGTCGTTAGTCTCCTAGCCGGTTTCTTATTACTCGCCCCGGCTCAGCGAGCGCCTATGGTTTTTCGGTCGCAGATGCAGCATTGTCCATGGCTGCTACGTCCCCCTCAGTCCTAGAGGCGAGTGGACTGACTTCGGACCCGTGGCTTACGCCAGCGGGAAGGTGGTGACCTCGAAAGAGCTGTCGTAGACGGCGTTGACGTCCACGGAGCTGGCCGCGATCTCGGCTTCGTACTGAGCGGACATCTGCATGCCGTTCTGAGCGAAGCGACCAGTGGCCGGATCGATTTCCTTGAAAGTGACGTTCAGGCGATTGGAGACGATACCGCTCTCCGGATCAGCCGTACCGTCGTTGATGCCCACGTTCGAGACGCGGAAAAGAGTACCAGCAGGGATCATTGTCGTATTCCTCTATGTGCACAGTGAGGGTGAAGCGCAATTCCTAGCACGGCCCCCGTTTCTCGTCTACAGTATAGCTACCCTATCCCAGATCGTAAGTCAACCAACTTTCTTCAGTAGGGCCTTGAAGCCATCGACCGGATTGTCGGCGTTCGTGTACTCCACGGCGTCCGGATCATCCCGCCTGCGGATGTTGATCGTCCAGTGGCCGAACCGCCGCTGATAGCAGTTGTTCACGAACCATCCCTTCTCATTGAGCTGGTTCACCACTTCCATGAACCCGGGTTCAATTGACGTCGAGCTTGCGCTTGCCGTCCCGGGTCGTGTTCGTGTGCGGGCTCTTACGCTCATGGCTGTCTCTCACTTCCAGTTGGGTGGGGTCGATGGTCAGGCAGGCCACCTGCACCACGCGCTCACCCTCTTGCAGATACCCGTTCGACCGGGCCAAGAATTCGGCGTTTTCCTCGGCGACCGACTTCTGCAATCCGTTGAGCTGCATACTCACCATGTGCAGTTGATCGGCGGCGTCCAAGATGGCCAGTGTCACGACGTGGTCGGCCAGAGGTTCGTACTGCTCAGTCATGGTTCGATACCTTCCGTGTGCGCCCGGATCGCCTGATCCAGATCGTCATAGGCTTCGTTGTCCGGGTCCAGCTCCTCGGGCCGATAGCAGAACTCCTCGGGGACATCCCCGTCTGCGAACATGCCAGTGCTGTTGGCTGCCATGATCCCCAACTCCATGATCGCGTTGCGGCGACCAGAGCGTTCGAGGACGGCCATATACCCGGCGCACTGCTGCGGCTTGTCTCCCGGGCCAGCGTCGGGGTCCACGGTGTTCTCGTCGATGGGCCGGTCGAAGACCTTCTTGCCCTTGAGCCCCGCTCCATAGTCGATGGTCTTGTGACATTGGAAGGCGTCCGCAGCCGCGAACTCTTCGAGCCGGTCCCGGGGGAGGAGGAACTTGCTCCCCTTCCCCTTCGACCATGGGCAGTTGTTGCAGGGTCGTTTCAGTTTGAACATCAGGCTGCCCTCGTGCGTCTGCGGACCTTCGGCTTCGGTGCCTTGAGGTCAGGGATGACGTCTTCCGGGAACCGGCGCTTGTGGTAGTCCCAGAGGCGGCGCAGTCTCGTCCAGTCAGCGGCTGTCCACTTACCGATCATGGTGTTGTAGAACTCGCTGGCCTTGCGGTGTGCGTCTGCGATGGCCTCGCCAGCCGTCTTGCCCACGCCCAGAGGCGGGGAAGGGATGGTCGAGTAGATGGGCGTGAACCGGGGTTCACTGCATGAGGCGTTCCACCCAGAGCCCCGCTCGGTGAGGGTGATCACATACCCAGACTTCCGGGCCTGTGCGTGGGCCTCGTCGAACGAGATCGGGGTGGGGCGTGTCCTAGTCCGTTTCACGTGCCGCCTCCTTGGCCTCGTCGAGATAGTTGTCCACGATGGTCGAGATCAGCGCCCGGAATGCAGGGCTGTCGTCGTCTTGCGTGATCGTGACGAACAGGTTCGTGTTGTGGTCGCCGTAGCTGATGCTCTCGCAGCCGATGGCAGAGAGCCGGTCAAGGAGCGTGTCCTTGTAGTCCTTGGTCTCTTCGAAGTCGCTGATGGCGATACAGGCTTCGGCTCCCAGATCGGTCATGAGCTGGATGTCGCCGACCGTGAATGTGCGAATTGTTCTTTCCATGCGCGTCTCCCTTGCGCTTGCCTTACATTCTTAGACTAAGGGGTGGAGGGGGCGAAGTCAACCCCCTCACACACTTTAGTTCGTGAACCATCGCCAGAGCTTGAGGAAGATGTTCTCCTCATTGTCCAGCATGGGCTGACAGGTCACGTCCTCGTCCGGGGTTGGTCGGCCAGTCGCCGCCTTGGGCAGGGCACGCGGGAACCGACGGAGGACCAAACGGTGTTGCCGCTGTCCGCCGAAGTCCGCGTACTCGGTGTAGAGCCGTTCCACGTGGGTCTCGTCTTCCTGCGTGTTCAGGATGCGCACCATGAGGTCTTTCACGTATCCCATCATCTCAACCCGCGTCTGGCGCACCCAGATACCCATGCGGTCCCAGCTCGGGTTGTAGGAGCGAATGTCCATCTGACGCCATCCGCCGCCCTCGTAAACATACGCCCGGGCGTGCCAGTGCCTGTCCGCCAGTTTGTAGACGGAGAAGAAGAGCGGGTAGCCCCGGAACATCGTACCCCGGAAGAATGCACCCGGGATCACCGCGTACTCGCCGTCCTTGATCTTGACCAATTGCACACCGGTCAGGGGGATGCCCACGACAGGTTTGTGGAAGACCTCCGGCAGTTGAACCGCCGGGTTGAAGGGCTTCACGATGACCGCAAGGCGCTTCTCAGCGTTGAACCGGCAGTAGCGCTCCCAGTCGTCGCGCATCCGGTACAGGTAGTACGCGGCCTCCTTGGCGGTCTTGAACCTGAACAGCGTCCGCGTGAACTCGGTGTAGTTCGGGTTCCCGTGTTCGGATTGCTCTTCGGACTTGTAGACCGCGTCGCCAGCAGACGTAATGGCCAGACCTTCACCCCACTGAATGCAGAGCGGGCCATGCGGCGTGCAGATGGTCCATTGTTTCTGCCCCTCGTCCTTTCGGATCGTCAGGGCGGCTTCCGCGAACACAGGGTCATCGACGTCGAAGACGCCTTTCTTGACCCACTTCAGGTTCACGGTCCAAGCCTCAGTTCTTCGGTACACCATGCGGTCTCCCTTTCAGTTGCCTTACATTCTGATACTACCCCATCACAGGGGCGGGGTCAAGTCGGTTGCGTGAACCCGGGTTCAACGCTATAGATGCGTCACTGGACGGAGGCTCCCATGGCGATCATCATCGAACTGCTCAAAGAGCACGGCGAAGGCATCAAGAAAATTGGCGCTGGGGTCGCGGGGTCAGTTGCCATCATCGGGGGCGCGATCACGGGCTGGAACTTCATTCCCCCCGAACATCGCCCGGCTACCCGGGGCTACGTCCACACGGTCTACGACAACGGGGAAGAGCGCCAGCGCACCCGCGTATCCATCACGAACATCGACAAAGCACTCACTCGTCTTCCGTCCGGGGATGCGAGAGACGGGATGCTTGCAGAACGCGAACGTCTCGTCTCTCGCTGGGCGGAACTGGGCGGAGACCCCAGTATCCTCCCCGGCATCCCGGTCGCTGCTCAGCCGTCCGACTGATCCAACTTCTTCTCCATACGCTCCATGACAGAGTTCAGGTTGCCCTCGACTGCGCGAAGGCGGACAGCCAGCCGTAGGACTTCGTCTGAGGCGTGCTCCTTCGTGATCGGAGTGTCCTTGCCCCTGAGCCGATCTTTGAGCGTGTGCAGGCTCCGCTGGATGTCCTCTGCGATCTCGTAGGTCGCACGGACCTCGACCAGCGACGCACGAAGATCGTCATCGCGCTTCTGGATCGCGGTCATCTGGTCGGTAGCCTCGTCCCGCATCTTGCGAAGCACCCGGTTCATGTCTCTGATCAAATCTCTCTGACCTAACATGACCCGAGAAGCGTGCTCCACCTGATCACGCATAGTGTCCAGCTCGCCCCGGTCGTTCTCGTCGGAGGACGTGTCGGACAACCTCAGACCGAGGAGAAGGCCAGATACCCGGCCCAGAAACCTTCGCGCCCTCTCAGAGCCGTCATGGAGCCCTTTTATGATCTTGTCGTTTTCCGTGATCTCAATATCGGTGTCTTGGGTGGTGGTGCGCTCACTTCTCATCGGCGCTCTCCTTGTTGGCGTGGTAGTTGTCGATGACCGCCTGAGACAGGCTGGCACGGCGTTTGATGTGGTGTTCGAAGACTTCGTTGAAGCGCTTCTGTCGGTCCCGCAGATGGCTGATGCTCGGGTTCAAGATACCTGCGTGTTTTGCCTTCAGAGCGCCCTTCGACTTCGCCATCTCAAGGTCGTCCAACGTCAGGTCCACCGCTTCAATGGCGTCCACGAGAACGTCCATGAGGTTGTCGTAGCCTTCGATGTTGAACTGTGCCTTCATCATCGCGTCGGAGAGCTTCCGGTTCATCTCCTTGCGGAGCACACGGAACTCTTCGTCCTTGGCCTCGGCCTTTCGCTTGTGGTGGCGGAGAGCGCCCAGTGCGTCCTGCGCATCCGTGGACAGTTCCAGCACCAGAGCCCGGACGTTGCCAAGGCGACAGATGTCGTCTCCGAAGAGCTTGCGGTCCAGATCGCCGCCAGCCATCTTATGGGCCTTGTCCATGCCTTCCAGCGTGCCGGTGAGGGCGTCGAGGTTGGAGTTGATCTCGCGGGTGTAGCTCGCGCATTGTTCGTCTTTGGTGATCATCTGCATGTCTCCCATGGTTTCAATTGCATCTCGCCGCGAAAGGCGAAGTCAGACAGGGTGTCGTTCCATTCCTTCTTCATCAGAACGGCGGTGATCTCGTAGGGCTTCCCCTCGATAGCGATCTGAGGGACGGGGAGGCGGAAATACTCCATCGCCTTGTCCGCGCAGATCGTCATGGACGTGTGCAACACGCTGGGGAAGTCGGAGCGGAAGTTAGGACGGCTCGACATAGCGGTCTCCCATGATCAGCTTGTGTTGCGCCCGGGTGATCTCGAACTCGACACCATCGCCGCGTCTCAGATACCGGCGGGTCACCACGGTCCGGTGATACCCGTTCTTGCGCGTGTTGAAGCGGAGGGCACACTTCTGGTCGTCCTTGAACGCCTCCGGCCAGATGGACTGGATCAGGAAGGCGCTGGCCAGCTTCCGTGCGGTCTCGGCCTTCTGTTCAGACAGGTCGGCCAGACGCTTCAGGTTCTCGGCTGCTTCGGTGTGTAGGCTCATTTCCAGCTCCTGCGGTGGATCGTGTTCTTGGCCGCGAAGGTGAGGGTCAGCAGTCCCTTCTTCGTGATGACCCAGCGGCGGTCATCCCAGTTTGAACCCGGGTTCATCTGTTCCACCCAGTTGCGGTTCTTCATTCTCCGCATCCCGGACAGGCACCCTTGGATCGTACCGGCTGCGCTCTTCGCCGCCTTGCGGGGGCGTTGCTTCAGCACCTTGGCGATCTCCTTGGCGGTGAGGCCCCGGTTCGGACACTCCCACTCCAAGACGGCCAGAGCGATCAGTATGCGCTTCTGAAGACTGGTCATGCTGCCCTGTCCTCGCAGATCACAGCCTTGAAGCCTGCGGCTGTCAGCATCTTGTAGAAGTTCTGGCCGCGCACGTAGAACGTGACCTCGAACGGGTTGGAGAGCTGCACCTCACGCGGGACTTCCGGGTTGTCCAGATCGACGCGTGCGATGCTATAGTTCATGTGGCGGAGGCCGAACCGGCGGATGGTCGCCTCGGCGCGGCCCGTGGTGGAGAAGCGGTTCTTCGTGTTCATCGCTTAGTCCTCACCGTCGATGCGGAACGAGGTGTACTCGTTGCAGGTGGCGATAGCGACTGCCTGATCTTCGACGGTCAGTTCGTCGGTGGCCTCGATCTCGCGAGTGTCCACGACCTTGTCGTCGTCGTTCAGGAATTCCACTGTGCTGTCGATAGTCATGACCGTCTCCCTTGGTCTCTGTTGCCTTACATTCTTAGAATACACGTTTCACTGTGGGATGCAACCCCTACACTGAAAAAAGTTTCCCTAGCGGCGCATCATGCGGGTGCGGATTTGGCGGCGCTTGCCGTAGCCCATGTTGCCGTGGTCCAAGCGATACTGGTCGATGGCGTTGGCCAGAACCCGGTAACCCTCGACAGCCATGCAGCTCAGCAGGGCGATAGCGACGCCGCTCAGCAGAACCATGATTGCTACGATGATCAGTGTCTCTTGCGTATCCATGACCGTCTCCCTTGGTCTGTGTCCTTACATTCTTAGAATACACGATCACGGACATGATACAACCCCTATCCTGAAAAAAATGAACCCGGGTGCATGGGAGGGAGACAGCACCCGGGTTCCTACGGACGTGGTCGAGGGGGAGACTAGCCCACGTCCGTAATCGCTCGCCACACGCCTTTGCGGGCAAAATCCATATAGCTCATCAGTTTGTACTCTTCACGGCGTAGACGGGCAGGGGAGACCACCCGGTCCATGTTGTTGTCGAGGCAGTACGTCTCACCGGCCTCCTCATCGTCCACCGCACAGAAGACGTGATGTCCACCCGGGGTGAGGCACAGGACCAGTCGGACGGCCCCGGGATCGATGTCATACTGCTCCATGAGGAGCTGAGCCGACGTGAGGGCGAAACCGTCGCAGTCGTCGTAATAGCGGTGCTCCTCGTTCGCGATGATCTCCCGGGCGTGGGATTGCCAGTGTTCCAGCATGCCCATGGTCTCGCGGTCGTCTTTCCATTCGAGGGCGCGGTCCACTCGGCGCTTCACTTCCTCGCAGGCTCGGCGGATGCTCGGGTTCTCAGACATCAGGCTTCCCCCTGTCCGCGATACGGGTCGTTCTGGTCCGGGTCACGGTATTCCTCTCGGATGATGCCGCGATCTCGTTTCTCGTTGGTGCGGGGCTGTCGCTGGGTCACGATGTCGCCGGGCTCGGGCTCACCTGTCCGTGACAGGCTGTAGGCCATCTGAAGCGGGTTGTGCATGGGCTCCTCCTTATTGCTCAGGGCACAGGGTCGGTTCGTAGCGCTCAGGGTCTGCGCACATCTCCGCGTATCCGCCGGGTTCCACTCCCGGGTCTTCTGAGCGGGGGATCATGTTCATAGTGGTCGCGCATCCGCTGATCAGGACGAAGAAGAAGAGCGCCAGCATCAGCCAGACAATGTCACTCCCTGTCCCTCCTTGTGGTGATCGTCTCGGCATGTGGGGCCTCCTCTCAGGCGTCTTGGTGGTCAGTTCTAGGTGGCCTTTCGGGGGCCGTCAAATCACAGGTGCGATTTCAGATTTGGGCTGAGGATACTCGATTTACACGATTTTGAACCCCGGTTCATTGGAGATGGGCGGAGGGATCAGGGCTCAGATCGTCTCGTATCCTGCTGCTTCCAGTGCTTTCGCGAGGAGCTTCCAGATGGGTTCCCTCTTGCGTGGGTGGTTGAAGACGCGACCAGAGCGAAAGGGTTTGGCCTCTCTGAAGTCCTTGGTCCCTTTCTTATAGACGTCCACCTTGTAGTCCCCGTAGTTGCCGCACTGGGAGGTCGCGACGTTGCAGATGACCATGGTGCCCAGTTTGCAGTCACGGGTGCGGGAGACCGCACTGATCAGGTTCACGTCAATAACTATCATCGTCGAACTCCATCTTCCGTTCCGGTCCCTTGAGGGGGCGGTAGTTGTTCTTCGGCTCGGGGTCGTGTTCCTTGATCCGCATCATGTTGTGGTGGTCGATACGGATCAGGTTCAGTCTGGTGTCGCGCAACAGAGCGTATTCGTCTGTCGCCTGCACCAGCATCAAGACCTGCCCCGGTTTCAGGTGGACGCGATAGCCTTGGGCGGTGTCTACCCCATGGGCGTGCTCGATCAGTTCGATGACGGTTCCCCGGGGGAGTTGCGAGAGTTCCCGCAGTTTCGCCTCCCGGACAGCTATGGGATCACGGACCTGCATCCTAGCCTCCCGCGAGTTGGGCCGTGACCTCGACCCATGCCCACTTGCCGACCAGATAGATCGCGACGTACAGGGCCACACGGGCGGTGATGATGTTCAGGACTTGGTTCGTCGTGCGGTTCACCACCTTGCGGTAGACTGCCAGCTCGGCGACCTCGGCGTTGTTCAAGGCTCGCTTCTCGATGGCTTCCCGCAATTCCGGCACGGCGTTGTCGATGATCTTGTCGGCGGCGTCTTGGATGGTCTCGTGGTCAGACATGGGGTTCCTCCTTGCGCAGGAATTGTTTGATGATGACCGCGATCTGGGCCTTGAGCTGAGCGTCCGGTCTGGCGTGCTCATGCTTCAGGGTGATCACGATCCCGTCGTAGTGCTCGACCTCGGTGATTGGGCCGATGGACAGAAGGACGTCGATCAGGCGCTGCTGCGCGTCGTAGTCCAGCGCAACGAACTCGTCGTCGAAGTCGCGGAGAGCGTATTTGCTCTCCACAAGATCAAAGGTGGTCGTCAGCATCTCTACCCCCTGTCCACTTCGATGGGGTCACTCGTGAACCCGGGTTCAATCAGTTCGCGGTGCTTCTGGACGGTGCGTTTGTCATCCTTCCAGATGGTGCGGTTCTCTTCCCGGATGAACGGGTTGGGGCCGCTGTACTCGTCCCAGTATTCGACGCAGGTGCCGCCGGAATAGCGAGAGTGCTCTTTCCAGTACCCCAGCGCTTCCAGTTGGCGGACGGTCGGGGTGGCGCACTTCAGGGAGCCGATGCCCTTGCGGACGTAGAACTCCACGGTCGGGTACTGGTTCCGCTTGAGCAGGCTGCGCAGGAGGCGCAACTGGTTCGGGACTGCGACGATGTGGGCTTCCGGGTCACCGGTCATGCGGGCTCGGAAGGCGTGCAGCTCGTGCTGGCTGTCCACCAGCTCGATGAAGTCCGGGTCCGCGTGGAATTGGCGCTGAGAGCCGTGGTTGCCTTTGGTGCGGCTGCGATCAAGAACGTTCGGCATCTTATCCTCCCACCACAAAGCGAACCTGCTCACCCATGATTGGGTGCAGCTCGACGTGTGCGAGGTTCATGACCCCAGCGCTGGTGATCCGCTCTTGGGCGTTCAGGCCCCGAGCCTTGAAGAATGCCGTGACCTTAGCCTTGCTGGCCACAGCGCCAAGCTCTGCGCGAGCTTCTTTGATCTGAGTGCGAAGCGTTGCCATTTCCGTCTCCCTTGGTTGGCCTTGCCTTACATTCTTAGAATACACTACCACGGGAGCGGTGCAACCTTTTTCTTCATCCGACGCAATGTTTTTTCGCGGGACGTCCTCCGTGGGTAGTTCCATCCCTGAGCCTGATACAATGTCTCACACATCTCACCGTGAAACCGCAGGGCACACGCTGTAGCCTGCCAATAGCAATCGAATATCTCGTGGTGCATGGCCCATTCAGTCCCGATAGGGTCCACGTAGTTCGTCTCGTCGTAGACCAACCGGTATACGGCCCAGCCCTCGAACCCGGCCTCTGTTTGGCACATCTGCAAATCGTCAGGGCGAGTGTCAGACGTGACGGGAGCGATAAACGCGTAATGCTTGAGAATTGGTAGGGTCATGATCCGAAGTCTCCGTTATCGAGGCGGCTCACGTCCGCGTCCTGTTCCTCGCAGGCGTCAGCCCGGGTGCCGTGGTATTCGCACTCACCGATCTGATCCAGCTCCTCCGGGGAGGGGCCGGATGCCCGATAGGTCACCCAGCACCGGAACTCCCGGCAGTAATACCGTGCGGCCACCCAGTGCGTGTCGCCGGTCTTCCCTGTGATGTCGTGGTTGGCCATTACGCCTCCTCCGACGTGATCTCTTTGCGGAGGATGTCGATCCGCTCCATGGTCGGCTCGCCAGCGCTGTTCGGCCAGACGATCCACATGACGTCCGGGTTCTCGGCGTCGCGGACGCGGATGAAACTCACATCGCCCCAGACGTCGAAGTCTTCCTTGGCCATGTTGAACGCGTCGTCGCGGTTCAGGAAGGAGCTGTCGAGCTGGTACTTCGCTTCCGGGTATCCTTCCGGCATCGTCTTGCGCTTGTGCTCGACGGTGAAGCGGCAGTGGGGCTCGTTCCAGAGGGTCGTGTAGGTTTGCATCGTCGTCTCCCTTGTCTGATGCTGTTGCCTTACATTCTTAGAATACACCTTCCCCGGCGTGACGCAACAAAAAAATGACCCGGATGCGAAACTTTTTGCACCCGGGTTCATCTTATCGTTTGTGCTTGCGCGGCCAGAAGGCTGACAGCGCGAAGGCCATGGCGGTCAGAGCCGCCGATACTTCGATCAGAGCTTCCATACCCGAACCTCCCGGTTGTGGTTGGCGATCATGCGGATCACCTTATCGATGGTTCCCAGCGCGGCCAAGCCTGCGCACAGGCACCAGATCAGGATCAGTGCGTCGATCATGCCAGAACGTCCCCGGTGGAGGTGATCTCGATCTGCCCTTCCGCTTCCCAGTCGCCGATGATCTCAGAGGCTTCGATGATGCCGTTCAGGTTGGGCTTGCCCATGATCTCGGCCAGCGCGGCTTCAGCGGCCTCGCGCGAGATGTCTTCCATGGTCTGCTCCTTGCGGCGCATCAGGTTCATAAAGCGGTTGAAGATGGTGCTCATAATGTGTCTCCCTATGTGAGCGGTTGCCTTACATTCTTAGACTAGGGGACAGAGGAGGCTAAGTCAACCCCCTCTGAACCCGGGTTCAAACTTAGCTGATCAGCTTGCCGCCGGGCACGCTGGTCACCAGAGCGCCGTAGGATGCCTCCTCAAGGGCAAAGAGCAGGCTCTTCAGCCCGGCAGCCGCACGCTCCGCGTTTTTGGATGAGTGGTGGTCCAGACGATGGCCGTGCAGCTTTTCCGCAGCGGCCCGAACCTCAGTGAACATCCAGATGTCCATGCTGACAGCAGAAACATCGGTCTCGCTCTCGGCGATCTGGTCCACGAGGCTGGCGATCAGCTCGGCGGTTTTCGTCTTGGTGGTGTAGGACATTGTTGTCTCCCTTGATGTCCGTTGCCTTACATTCTTAGAATACAGCATCGGACATCAGGGTCAACAATTATTTGCACCCGGGTTCAATTATCTTCAGCCAATAGGGTGTGCTGGATAACCTTCGCCTGATTGAAGAGGGCTGTCCAGATGACGCTCAGGGTGACCCGGGCCATGTAGGAGGTGCCGTGCTTGTCGTCCAGCGTGTTCGCCCGGTCCACGACGTTCTGGATCACGGCGTCTTCCCGGTCCGGGCAGGCGACCGGCATCCCGGCGTCATGCTTGTGCTGCGTCATGGCGGCTGCCAGAGACATGCGCTCGTGGATGAGCGTGACCAGCTTCACGTCTGTTTCGTCGATGAGCTGCCTCAGTTCGGCGATGCTGACGCCTTCGAGGTCTTCAGGTTTGAACCGCATGCCATACTCCATAGATGGTGACCGCCCAGATCATAGCGGTGCGTCTCAGGAAATTCCAGATGTGCCCGCCGAGGGAGCGCTGCACGTCAGCCTTCAGCCGACCGTCCCTGAGAGCCGTGGCCATCTTGGCGTGACCCAGCAGGATCGTCGCGTGGTGGCCGGTCAGATGGATCGCCGCGCCGACCACGAGCGTCATCCCGACGACAGGCCAGACGAAAGCGGCGAGCAGGGCACCCGCGAGTGCCCCGCCCACCAAGGCGATACCGGTAAATCCAAGGCCGGTGATGACCCGGCTCATCTTCGATTGGGCCATATGGCCTCCTTACTTCTTGGCGGGCTCAGCGGGGAAGTATTTCGCCGTGCAGCCAGCCATCGGCAGGTACGGGTCCGGCAGGTCGTATTGAGCCTGAGCCTTCACCGTGATCCCAAACATGCCCTTGATCGGGCCGATCTCACGGACGTAACCCTTGTCCTTCCAGAAGCGCAGGACGTTCGGTCCAACTGCTTCCAGTGCCTCGTCCTCGTCGAAACCGCGACGGCACTTGAAGAAGAACACAACCTCTTCCTTGGTGACCGGCATGTCACGCGTCGGAACCCGTACCGTACGGCCTTTGCTGTCCGTCTTGTACTCGATGCCCTTCGCCGAAACGCCGATGCTCTTGCCACGATTTTCCATTGGTCTGTCTCCCTTGACCTGTTCTGTTTCCTTACATTCTTAGAATACAGGTTCCCGTGCAGAACGCAACCCCTAAACTGAAAAAATTGCACCCGGGTTCAAATTATTTTCGCCCGGGTGCATCAGTTGGGGAGGAGGTTAAGTCGTGGTCGGGGTGAACGCGAAGAAGTACATGCGATACCGGCGCATGTTGTCCGTCCACTTCTGGTAATCGGTGGCGTGCACCCGGCGCATGTGCGGGCTGCGGGCACGGTTCATCTTGCCCTCGACCAGATCACGTTGCTCGGCCATGAACACAAGGTTCTCGGCATGCTCTTCCGTGGTCTTGGCGAAGATGTTCTTCACGCGGATATAGCTCAATCCTTCCAGAGCCAGCGCAGAGCATACCATACCCATGTGCCGGGCCGTCGTGCTGCTCGGGGCGTCGTCGTACGGACGCACCAGAATGACCTGCTCGGAGCTGTTGATGTTCCGGCGGGTCGCGATGGGGAAGTGCGGGCCGTACGAGTAGATCGTCTCGTTGTCGTGGTAGAACTGGCCGTTGCTCGACCGGGCTCCGGAGAACCCAAGTATCTCAGTGGACAGCTTCGGTCCGGAGACGCAGCCGCGTGTGGCGTTCGTGTTGCGTTGGTCGGCGTAGTTCTTGGCCACGCCACGGTTGTCGGTGCGGAAAATCTTCGTCATCTGGCTCTCCCTTATGCCGTGATCGGTTCGGTCATCAGAACGACGTGCGCCTGATCATCTTCGTCTTGGAACTTCATGACCTGCTCGGCCCAGCACCACTTATCCCGCTTGCGGATTTCGTCGGTATAGTCCACGACCGGCTCACCGTTCTCGGTGCCGATGCCCGTGACCACGCCGTAGGCGTAGGTGTTGCCGTACGTGCCACGGTTGGTGACGACGATCTTGTCGCCGACCTTCAGGACTTTGCCGTTGATTTCGATCTGGGTGGTCATTTGCGTCTCCCTTGCGTTGACCTCTTCCTTACATTCTTAGAATAGCAGGTCCGAGGCCGAACGCAAGAAGAAAATGCACCCGGGTTCAACTTTTTTGCGGTCGGGTCCGCTTCCGGGCGACGGGCCTGACACGCTTCCGTGCGCGGCTCGCTGGGGGGTTGGCCTTCAGGTATTCCAGCCATTTCAGGATGATGTTCAGCGTGCCCATGGGGCAAGGTCGTTTATGCTTCCGGGCCTCGGCGATCCGATTGGTGATCAGGGCGATCTCCTCGTCCGGGTCCATGAGGATCGGGTCAGCCTGCTTGAACGCCTTGGCGTCGATCTCGTCCCGCACCCGGAACGTCACGAAGTTGGGCAGGTAGAACAGGACCGGAGCCCCGTCATCCTCGTTGCCAGTCACGTCGTAAAAGACGCGGTGGCCTGAGCCGACCGGGCTGTCGTTGAAGGTGAACGCCTTCTTCTGGACGGCTCTCAGAACCTCACTCATCGGCCACGGCCTCCGCCATCTCGGCTGCCACTTCCGCACGGCGCTCCATGAAGGTCTCCCAGTCCATAGGCTCGGCGGCTCCCAGTTCGTCGCACCACAGGTCCATGGTCTCGACCCGGTCGAGGGCGAGCATCGTCCAGCGGTAATAGGTCAGGCAGAGCTGAAACTGGCCGGACAGTTCGCCGCGATTGTATTGGGCGAACATGCGGTCCCGGTGCAGCTCGTGAAGGTCTTCCACCAGCGCCGTGTTGCGGTCGAGCTGGATCACATTCAGGGCGAACATGGCGGCTGCCACGGCTCCCATCATGACGGTCACCCAGCTCACCTGAATATGGGCGCTGAGCCAATGCTTGGTCGGTCTCGTGTTCATGCTGCTTTCCTAACTGCCGGGAGGTCCGGCTGCTCTTTGGTCCCGAAGGAACCCCAATACTCGGCGACATCGAACCGGTCGGCCTCGACAGTGACCTCGGCGGTCGATGACGGGTGGCGCTCCCACGTCACGCTCTTGACGGCGGGGTGGCTCTCAATGAGCGGTGTGGCCATCTGCGGGGCGATGCCCTGCGGGAGGAGGAAAGAGACG